CCGGGCGAAGCGGCCAGATGCGCGGCACTTCGCGGCGCGAGGACAATGTGTTCTGGATCGTCTCTATTGATGACATCAGGAAAGACTCGGACGAGAGCGGGGCGCAGTTCACCACCAGATTCACGAAGCAGAGCCGCAACACGCCGGACGAGATTCCCGATTACGAATGGCATTTTGAGCCGGACAAGCTGACCGGCCTGATTACGGTCACCCATAAGATGGCGCACTCACTGACGGTCTTCCGGTCGGTGATCGAGTCCGGCGTGACCAAGCCCAGCGAGATCGCCAAGGTGATGAGAGTCGAGGACTATCAGGTCTCCAGAATGGCGCACAAAGCCATAGGTCAGGGATGGCTGGAAAGGGTCAATAGAGGGGAGTATGCACTCATTGAAGGTAAATAGTTCTTGCACACTCTTGCAAACCGTCTTGCAGACTCTTGCACTTGCAACGTCTATATGTGTTGCAACTGCAAGAACTACCCTTTTTCCGGAGAACGAGTGTTGATTATGAGACACTTACATTCCTGCAACACTCTTGCAGCCATGAATGCTCTTGCAAGAGTTTTTCGGCCAGTTCTTGCAGTGTCTTGCAGTATCTCTAGCCATGATACCTGATTTTCGCATCCTTGTCGGTGACGCACTGGAAAAGCTGCGAGACCTCCCGCCGAAAAGCGTTCAAATGGTGGTGACCTCACCGCCATACTACGGCCTGCGGGACTACGGCGATCCACGGCAGCTCGGATCAGAAAATTCCCCCGGGGAATACATCGAACGGATGGTCGCTATCAGCCGCGAGATCCACCGAGTCCTCCGCGACGACGGCACCTACTGGCTCAACCTCGGGGACAGCTACTACAACTACCGACCCGGGGTTGGACAGGCTCTGGTGAAGCAGACCGTTGCCTCAAATGGACAAGACCTGCCCCAAGAATGTCCACGGCGGGCGAACGTTCTGGAAGGGTTCAAGGAAAAAGACCGGATGATGATTCCGGCGCGGGCCGCCATTGCGTTACAGGCCGATGGCTGGTATCTGCGGGACGAGATCGTGTGGCACAAGCCCAACCCGATGCCGGAGAGTTGCACCGATCGCACCACCAAATGCCATGAATTCATCTACCTGCTGACCAAGCAGGAGCAGTATTTCTACGATGGTTACGCCATCAAAGAACCGTACCTCGCGCCCATGAACCGATGGGGCGGCCAGAAGCTGAAGGCCGATGGGGAATCCATGTGGGACGAAGGCACCGGGCAGGCGACGTACCGCGACCGGGACATGCGGCCAGATCCGGCGGGACGTAACAAACGTTCCGTTTGGACGGTCAACACATCACCTTACCCTGATGCCCACTTCGCCACCTATCCCCCGGAGCTGATTACTCCGTGCATTCTGGCGGGGACATCCCAGATGGGCTGCTGTTCAAAATGTGGAGCACCGTGGGAGAGAGTGGTGGAAAAGGGAGAACCAGACCTTGAGCATCAGCTCGCCTGTGGCTCAAACATGACTGGAGAGTACAGTGGCAGGGCCACCAAGTCATACGCCGAGGGCGGAGCGCAAGACCCGAGCGCGGTGAAGGCGAGAATTCTGGAAGGGATGCGGGAGAGCTTCACTGTCGGGTGGGAGCCGGGCTGCAAGGATTCCTGCCTTGGTGACGTCATTCCCTGCACGGTTCTAGATCCTTTTGGCGGGCGCGGGACAACCGCTGAAGTTGCCATCCAGCTTGGCAGGAGCTGTATCCTGATTGAGCTGAATCCCAAATACGCAAAGCTGTGCGAGCGCAGTGCCCATACTACCCCGGGGCTTAACCTGTTATGAATTTTGAATTGAGACAAAAGAAGTACGAGGCACTGGTGGAACGTTACTACGGTAAACTCGACCTGCTGGCTGCATGGCAGGAACATCCCAATCCGCCGGTCAATTACATCAGAGACCTGAAAAAAAGGCTGAGAACCCATAAAAATGATCTTGTGTATCGGGGAGTGATAGCTCCTAATGGCGAAGAATTTTTGGAGGAAGGTAAACTAACAAAGGAAGGAAATAACAACCATGTTGTTTGAAGTAGCTATCTTGGAAAAACCAACCAAGAAAGAAGTAGAGGAAGAAGGTAAGACAGAGAAACTGGTGTTCGGCCCCAAGGCCGTAGTCGCCAATGACCCACAGAGCGCGGCCATTTCTGCCGTGCTCGACGGAGAGAAGATCGAAGTGGATCGCGCCCGCATGACGGTGCTTGTGCGCCCTTTTGCGTAGAGCCGGTGCCAAGGCCAGCGGGGAATAAAACACCATGGGACGACCCAGTTGCCCGAGTCTCTCCCATTCCCCGTGGCATCGGTGAGGATGATTGGCGTGTAAAATTCGGAGTCGCAGGCCCACTGGGGCCGCATGGTGCATCCTACATGATGGCCTCTGCTCCGGCAGGTGGACAGACCTACACCGCAGCAAACCTGGGAGTAAAATAAATGCCGCTTCTCAACTACACCACGGAGGTAAGTGCCGAGCGATCGGTAGCGGAGATTCAGTCCAAGCTGGCCAAGGCCGGTGCATGGCAGATTCTCCATGAATACCAGCGCGGCACCGGAGAGTTGATCGGGCTGTCGTTTCAGATCGACACTCAGTTTGGCCCAATGGCGTTTCGCCTGCCTGCCAACATCGACGCGGTGGAGAAAGTCCTTATCCGGCAACGGGTACGTCGTCGGCCTGACCTCAAAGCCCGGGGTCAGGCCACTCGGGTAGCGTGGCGCATCCTCAAAGACTGGGTGGAAGCCCAGCTCGCCCTCATTGAAACCGAGCAGGTTAAAATGGAGCAGGTCTTTTTCGCCTTCGTGCAGGACAGCAAGGGACGGACACTCTACGAGGCGTATGAGGAGAAAAAGTTTGCTGGACTGTTGATGCCCGGCGAACGCAAAGTGGTTCACATGGAGGAATCGAAATGCTCGTAATCTACCCATTCAGCGTCGTTGACCAGGATCAGGCGCTCAAAAACGCGCTCTGGATCAAGGAACTCGGAGGAAGCGAGGCGCATGACATATTCATGCTGTCTGACAGGAGATGCGACCCGGAGATCTGTCGGCAGATCAGGGAAGCGTTCAAGGGCACATTCAAGCTTTTGCAGCACCGCATGACCAAGAACGACATTGATGGATGGCCGCAGGGCGCAAACCAGTTGTTCTGCTACTCCACCTGCCTCATCCAGAACGAGCGAGGATGGCCGTATTTTCTCTGGCTTGAACCGGATGCCATTCCCATCCGCCCGGGTTGGCTGGACTCGCTGGAGGCAGAATACCGGCTCAAAGGCAAGCCGTTTATGGGAGAGCGCGTTGACCTTGGAGAGAAAAGGCCGGACGTCCCGGTGCACATGAGCGGGGTCGCCATTTACCAGAACCCGATTTACCTGCTGGCCGGTGAAGCGTACCGCGCCCATGAAGTGGCCTGGGACATCGCCGCCAAAGACCAGATCCTGCCCAACGCGCACTTCACGAAACAGATTCAGCATTATTGGAAACACGGCACGTTCACCGACCTGAGCGGCATCAGGCCGGAAACCGTGATTTTTCATTCATCGAAGGACGGAAGTTTGATTGACTTGCTCCGCTCGCAACGCAATGGTGTGTCGCGGGATGGAGCAGCGGTAGCTCGCCACGCTCATAACGTGGAGGCCGTGGGTTCGATTCCCACTCCCGCGACCATCAAAAAACTCCCCCACGGTGTTTGGGTCATTGAAGGTGACACCATTATCAGCAAGCAGGTAGAAGACAGTGGACGCCTTGATTTTGATCTCCTCATTCCTCACATCCTCCAACACATCAGACCCGGTGATACCGTGGTTGATGTTGGTGCTTTTATTGGGGATCATACTATTGCGTATTCTCACGCGGTAGGGAAAGACGGCAAGGTCATTGCCTACGAACCCAGCCTGTCTGCCTTCCACTGCCTTGTGCATAATGTGGAACGATGCGGAAATGTCTTTACCTTTAATCACGCCCTTGGCGCATCACCAGATGTGGTCAGAATGACCACTTCTGCCAACGCCGCCAGCAATTACATCGGCGGAGTTGAGGGCGATAACATCATTGTCCGGCCACTGGACGAGGACATCTCCATCTTTGAGCGGCTGGACTTAATCAAGATCGACACCGAAGGCTACGAGCTGAAAGTCCTCAAGGGAGCGGAGAAACTCATCGAGAAATTCCATCCCAAACTGGTGGTCGAGATAAATGAGATCGCCTTGAACCGGCAGCACGTTACTCCGGAGGACGTCATTGCTTGGATCGTGCGGAAGGGCTACCAGGTCAGCATCCTTCACCGACATGGCCCTGACGTTCCCTTTTATGACATTTTGGCAGTCGCCAATCGGCCACCGGAGATTTCAAGTGACGTCGGGATTGCCCATACTGACGAATCGCCCGCCGTCGCGCCTCCGGTGGCTGCCCATCGGCATCCCACCATCAAGGAAGAAATCGCATGGCACGTTGAAGTGCTGAGAGCATTTTGTGAACACGACCCTCAAACAAAAGCTGCGGTCATGCAGAAGCTGGTGTATTCTGGTCTTAGACAACCTAACAAGAAAAAGAATGCCACTTCAAAAACTCATAAACAAACCAACGGGAAACGTAGGGCCGCTGCTGAAGAACGCCAAACCTGACGGCACCTGGGATTACCGACCTGTTAAGCGCCGCCCTTCACGACAACCTTTGCCGACCCCGGGGGATCGACGGTCACGGTCAGCACCGGAATAGACACATCGCCAGTGGAAGGCGGTGGCGTGTAGGCCGGAGGAGTGTCCTCGATGTGAACCCCTGAGATCTTGCTGGCAATGGCCTGACAGATTGTTTCAAAGTTGCGGTCGTACAGCTCGGCATCAGCCGTGCTGTCCACGAAGCAGACTTCGATCAGAATAGCCGGTTCATCCGTGTTGTTCAGGAAGTAAAGGTCGTCCCTTTCCTTGGGGCCGCGGTTCAGGAAGCCACCGGAATGCGAGATCGCTGCGGCCACTTCCGACGCAAGGTCTTCCTGTGACACGAACAGGCACTCTGTTCCCATGGGTTTGGTTGTGGTTTGGTAGGCGTTAAAATGAACGGACACATCAAGGTCGCGTTCCTCGCCGTTGTGGAAGGCCACAATCCGTTCCAGGTTCTCGCTTTGCCCGGTGGAGACGTCATCATGGAACACTTCCGTCTTTACGCCTGCTCCGGCGAGCATCTCCGCCACCCTGTTGACCACTTTTCGTGCTTCATCCACTTCATCGAGGTATCCGCTTGCTCCCCGGATGAGTTTCCCGTGACCGCTGCTTATTACTATTTTCATATTTTTATCCCGAAGTATAGACCGGCCTGTGCCCTTTTCCACGCTGCCCTTTTGGAGTAACGGTCGGCTGGTAGTAGTGCGTCCCGAGCATGGCGGGAATCATCACCAGTACAGCTTTCCCGAATGACCGAAGGACTTTCTCGTTGAAATCCGCGGGAACCCCGGTGTCCTGCGACATCTCCTCGGCAAATTTATGGATGCCTTCCTCGGTGAAGATGGGGCCAAGTTCCGCTGTGACAAATTCCAGCCAGTGCGCTGTGTCAGCCGGTGCCTTTCCGAACGGTGCGGGAACATCAGTCCCACCGAAACCGTAGCCTTTCATCAACGTGCCTACGAAGTTGATGAATGGATGAACCTTGCCCAGAGCGTAGTTTCCGAAGATGGTAGGAGCCTGTTTCGGGTGCATGCCCATTCTTATCAGAGTACGGATCATCGACGTCTCTCCGCCGGTCGGGTTCAGGATGCTGCCATCCGGCCCTTTGGCACTTCCCCAGTCCGGGGAATCAAAATCACCAAGGTTGATCTTCTCATCGCTCCCGAAGAAATGCGTGAGCAGCAACTGGTTCAGCATCAGGAGCGAAGTTCCTGTCAGGGCTATGCGAATCCATTGCCGTGTGTTGTAACCGGCCATGTAACGCGCTTCAGGGCTGGCGTCCCTCCACAGTTTCTGGAGCTGGTCTCCAACCACGGGCACCTTGTTCAGATTGTGCCGCGCCAGCGTGGTCATTGACTGCCCCAGGTCAACCGGACGCATCACGCGCCCCACATCAAGAGATGGCGCAAAGGAAACACCCCGGGCGAATTCACCGAATTTTCCGGACAACGCCAGTGCCGCGCTGGGGCCGGGGGCACCTGTCATGTGGGCGACATTTACGGAAATTCTCTTGCGCAACTCATCCGTTCTCAGGTGCTCGGGCGCACCATCCCATGCGGCGTCCCAGGCCATGCTCCGGAGTTCCTTCAGGCCAAGGAAACTGTTTGAAAGCATCCTGCCGAGTTTGCCGAAGAACCCGCTGCGGTGCTGGATGTCGTCATAGATCTTGCGGGGATCAATGGGAAGGCCGCTTGTTACTTTCTCATCGAACCGTGGATCGAGCATGATACTCTGCGCAATCTGTCGGGCGTTGGATTCGCTCATGGAACGCCATGAATCAGCCCAGGTTTTTCCGTAGGCTTTCCACATCATCGGGTCGAAGGCATACGGCCATGCGTGTGTTCCGTGCAACGCAGCCTGGTGCCCGACCACCTTCAGGGAATAGGGAGCCTGATAGAAACCCCGGAAGAACCTGTTGAGCGGCGATCGCTCCGTCCCTTCCACGAACGTACGCGCCTGCCGGAGCATCTGCGCCCTGTTCCTGTCGGCCAGCAGCAGGTTCTTGGTGCGGAGCCTCACCGATTTGGGAGTCGCCAGCAGGCGTGCCACCTCCTCCGGCACCATGCGGATGCCCTTCTGGGCGTAAATGTCGTCAGACAGCCTGTGCGTCAGCTCCTTGAAGTCCGGGTAACCGTAGCGACCGGGCTGCTTCAGATAGCGTTCCTTGGCGTAATCCCAAAGCTCCTTAGCCTCCTTGATGGTATAACAGGCCATTAGCCGCAGACCTCCCTTAGTTTGGTGACCCAATCCAGCGTTGCTGGCCCTTCACGGTCAGTCCTGATGCGCTTAAATTCGTTGTCCATGGTATTGTAAACGTCAGCATTGGACTTCATGTAGTCAGTCTGGGTCTCTTTTGTCTTCTGAGCAATCCTGCGGGCTGCGCCTTCCTCGGTCACCATGGGATCCCTGCCGCGAATCTCCCTGAACCGCCGCATTAGCCCGGTGTAGGATGTGGCGGATGCCGGATCTAGCGGCGCGTAGCCATTGAGCACCGGCAGCGTCTCCCTGGCCACTGCATCCATTGGCCGGTAGGCATTGGAAAATTTCTCCTCGACATTCAATGCTTCGTTGAACCTTTTCAGGAGACCTTCATCCTTCGGGTGCTTGGTCAGCGCGTCACCAACCTGATTGGTAATCGACTGGAGATCGTTCAGGTGCGCCCGGGCTATTCCCATGGACGAAGTGGTGACCTTTCCGGTTCTCTGGAAATCCCTGACCACCTGATTGGGATCACCGCCTTTGGCCAGCCAGTCCTTCCCCTTGGTCAGAGCTTCATCCCATCCAATGGGTTCCCGGGGTTTCTGGTCTTCTACTGTCCGAACGGGTTCTTCATCGTGCCCGTAATGCCGGGCGGCTTCGGCAGCTCCGGTAGCTGCGTCTTCGTTGCTGGCGGTGCCTTCAAGGATGTCACCGAGGGATCCAGCCTGCTGATCTGTCTCTCCAGCTCGTTCAGCGCCGGTTGGTCTTTGTCTTTGAAACCTGACATCTCCCTGTGCATAGAACGAAGATACACGCTTGCGAGGAACTTCTGTTTCGTCGGGTCGTTCGGGGCCAAGGGCCGCACTAGACTTAAAGCTCTCGGCACGATTTTTCGTATTGTAATCCTGGAGTCTTTCATTGATCTGGTTGAAGGTATCCCAATGTTCAGCATAGATGTTTCTGAGGGCTTGTAAAAACTTTTCCTGTGGCACGCCCTTGGCTACCCTTCGCGCCTCGTTAGTCCCTTCCTCCGTGGTAAACGGCTCACCCTCGGTGCGTTTGGCAACATGGGTGATTTCGTGGTTGAACAGGTAAAAGGTTTCCGCTGCTGCTGCCTCTGGGCTGGTTCTGGCATAATGCGACAGAGCACCGGGGTTGACCCAGATGGCCTTGAAAGGACTGACCGTGTTGAGACCACGATAGCTCTTGTCGTAGGAAACACCGCCGAACCATCCGGTGTGATCGGTCTTGGCGAGGTCAGCGTATTTCTCGCCAACCGCCTTCCCGAATTCCCGCATGTACTTGATGAGCGCGTTCCCGATCTTGGTTTCAAACTCCGCCGCCCCGGGTATGTCATCGAACTTGGCGTCGGTGTTATTGTGCAGATACGGCTTGGTAGGATCGAGGTGGCTTACGTCCAGCTTGGTCTTTTCAAAATCGACTTCCCTTTCCGGCTTGAAAGAAGGCTTGATGTACTGCTCAGGCGTGGTCTCGGTTGATTCACCGCCGGTGTAATGCGTTACGATCCTGTCCTTGCCAATATCTACGCTGGTCACCTTCCTTGGAGTGTATGGCGCGATCTCCCGCTGGGATTTGGCGGCGGCATTGATCCTGTCCACCTGCTCTTTAGTCAGGCTCTTGGTAGGATCAATGTCAGGAAGCTGCTTGATGGTCTTGAACACATCCTGTGCCTCAAGTAACTGCTGCTCGACAGCCTGGTTCTTGAAGTACTGGTACATGGAATCCACATCTTTCTTGATGGTGGATCGGAATCCCTCCCGCTGGTTGTTAAAGGGATAAGCCGGGTTGTCGCCTCTTACATTGGGCCTGACGTCCAGCGCGAAATTGTAGGGGATCTTGGCCTCCCCGTAGCCGTAAACATCATTGCCATAAATGTCGAACTGATGCAGCCCGGCTGAAAGGACGTTGAACTTCGGGTAGTCGGTCTTGAATTTCGGATCGACGTAAACGTTGATCTTACCCCATGAGAAATTGAAGGTGTTATCCTTCTGCCAGTCCTTCTGGTGAACCCCGAGAGGAAGCGTTTCCCCGTTCTTAACCACCTCGACAGGTGCCAGCAGTGGCTTGTCCAGAAAGGCCGGGTACTTGTGAAAATCAATGGCATGCGTTTCGCCATTGTTGTCAATGTAGCTCTTGGGTATCTTCACGGTGACCGTTGTGCCGTTAGGCTCATTGGTCTGTTCCTTCAGGATTTTAATAGTGGCCTTCGATCCTTCCTCAAGTGTCTGGGCTATCTCGTCGCTGCTGACATCTACGGTGGATTTCAGTTTGTCTTTGACTGTTTCCAGTCTGATTCGCTCCGACCCGAGCTGGAATGCCATCTTTGCCGCGCCCAGGCCGCCGGAGGTGTTTTCCGGAGAGCCAGTCTTTTTGGTTCCACCGATCGTGAAGAACGCCTTGCGCACTGTCTCCGGGGTCATGCCGATTCCGGTGTCCTTTACGGTGATCGTCCTTTTGTCGGCATCGTAATCTATGTGGATTGTCTTGGGATTTTTCGCCGTCGAACCGGCTTCACGCGAAGCATCGAGGGCGTTTTGCAGCAGCTCCTTGGTGGTCACCTCCAGTATCGGCTTTTCGTACATCGACTTTCCGAGTAGCTGGACGATCTGCCTCTTGTTCATCCCCATCTGGATTTGATCTTCACCACTGGAGGAATGAATGAGCGTGCTCCCCTTGTCGGCAGCCGCCGCAAGATCCATGTCGAGTTGCTCCGGAGACTTCTCATACCCCGGGGCAGAGGATTTCATTGGAAGCTCAGATCCCGGGAGGTCAGGCCCGAACTCGCCCTCATGGGTGAGTGCCACCAGATCGGGATGCATCGGCCAGTTCTGCCACCGTGCCAGTTCAGCCTTCAACTGTTCGATCTTCCTTTGAACCGCCACCGGGTCTTTGACATCCACTCCCAGACGCGCTGCCAGCTTTGGGTTTCTGGCCGCGCCCTGTACCGCGGAAATCTGCTGCCGAAGGCCGCGCTGGATCTTCATGGCGCGAGCTGCCTGCTTCTCCATCTGTCGCATGGCGGCGTCATCGAACCTGAACAGGTCTCCTGTCTCTGGATGCTCGGCGGCGCGACCCAGTGCCGCCTTCACCAGATTGGCTGCGAAATTGGCGGGCTTCCCTTCAAGGGATGACCTGATTCCTACCTGCTGCGCACCGGGGTTGCTCGGCGCTGCCTCCGCTATCTCCTGAGCCGCACTGTCGGTAATCCTGCCCGACTGGTGTAGCGCAAAAAGGTCTTCGCTGCCGTCTCGCGCAATTTGGAATCCGGCTTGGCCTTTTGCTCTCGCCAGAAGTCCTCTGGATTCGGCATCTGCTTGGCTGAGTTCCGAGTGTTTGAAGTAGTTTGCATAATCTCCTACGCTCCCTTTCTCGTCTCTGATGTTTAGCTCGGCGTCAAGCCGCGCTGCTGCTGTCGCATCGAATCCATCAGACTCACGATGGATCTGCGATGGAATAGTGTCCTCTCCAGTTCGACGCGCCAGATCGAAGCGATGACGACCGGAAATCAGCTCCAGGTCGCCATTGTTACGCTGCCAGAGTTGAACCGGTGCTGTGCCTGTGCGCTCATATTTTCCGGCCAGCGGCTCAACAACTCCGCGCTCATTTGCACCGGCCTTGAACTGCGGGACGTCTTTGGACAGGGTGATATTGTCCAGCGGGATCTCCATGGTAGGCTTGCCGGTAACCTGCGTGGTGGTTTCCGGAGGAGGACGCCGCGTTGGTGGCAATGGCAGCGGAAATACATCGCCACCAGCTTGCTGCTGTTGCTGCTGTTGTGGCTGCGCAAGCGCGTGAAGCGCGTTCTTAGGGACTTTAGGCGGCGGTTCCGGTGGAGGAAGCTCTCTCGTCTTTTCTGCGCTCGTTTTCGACGTCACTCTGGAGGTAGGCACGCTCCTCGTCGGAGATGGGATACTCGGGCCACCAGTTGAGGTCGTCGATGGCTCCGATTCCGGAGTTTGTGTCGATGTCGTCTCCGCTGGTTTCTCGGTTTCCGGAGTTACCGTCTGGGCCGGTGTTTCGTCCGTCCATCCCTTGAGTCGCTTCAGCTCCAAATCCGCTGCTTCGATCTCCTGCTTGCTCGCCTTCCATTCAGGCAGTTTACCAGTCCTCCGTGCTTTTACAATATCGGATACAGCACTCGCGGCGATGTCCGTGGCGTCACCTTCCGCCTTGTCAATCCGGCGCGGCTTCTTCTCCCCAGGAAGGGCTTCCCTGATGTCTCCGCCAACATAAACGCCCGGCATACTGGTCTTCAGGCTGGCATCCTGTGGAATTACCGGCCCCGGGATTGGGTTACCCTTTCGGTCGAAAGTCGGTCTTCTGGCAATTCCTTCCGGCATCCATCCGGTGTTCAGGCCAGTGGACAGGAAGTTTTCCAGATGCGCCACAGGAATGTCCACCACTTCTCCGGTAAGTTTCGATTTCCCATTGGCATCTGTTACTCTTTTCGCCACCTGCACAGTAACTCCACCAGTGGATGGATCTGGTGTTATTTTCTTGACCTCACCCTGCACAAACTCAACCCGGCCTTGTTTCTCGTAGGCTCTGAGCCTTTCCATTTGATCCGCGCTTGTCTCAGGGCCGAATGGACTTCGGGACAATGCGACGACCTTTTTGGTTCCTTCCCGAAGTGCTCCAATGATTGCCTGAGTAGCACTGTTACCTGCGCCATTGGTCATCCCCACCTTTCCAGTAGAAAGGCGACTAAACCGTTCGGCGTTTCCCCATCCGGAATGCTCAAATCCTGGTAGTTCTACTATCTTTGATCCGGTCAGGATGCCTACCCGCATGGCAGGTATTACTCCGTGGTGTTTTGTAATGATGTCCACTCCGCCGTCTGGTCGTGGCTTCAGATTAACCACCTCAACTCCTGTGCGAATCTCTGCTCCTCGATTTCGGGCTGTCAGGTAACGTGGACGAAAATAATCCCTGCCGGTAGTCCCTTCACCGGATGCCCCGGTGTTGATAATCTCCAGTGACCTCTTGGATTGGCCTCCGGTGCTTGTTTCCCTCTCCACTACAACAGTGTCAACGCCCTCGTAGGCAGCTTGAGCGGCAGCTTTTAATCCGCCTGCTCCTCCACCGATGATAACAAATTCCCGGGGCTTTCCTGATTCGTTGCGAATCTTATGTATGGCATCCCATGTGTTCCATAGGTCGGTCAGCACGCGGTCGTGCTCTATCGCAATGGTGCGCCGGTCTTCGCGTGCCTGTCGGGATTCACCCACCGGCTTCTTTTGTTTCAGGATATTGCCTGCCTGATTTCTCAGGTCGGCTGTCCGGGCCAGAAGCTCAGTAAGCCTTGGATCATCCGATACCTGCTGGCCGGGTACGGCTGCGTCTGCCTTTCTTTTCGCCAGTTCCTGCGTGTATGCCATCCCTACAGGCGGCGCATTGGGATCGGCGTTCTGTGACTTGATGTACTCCTCAAGTTGAGGAGTGGTCATCTTGACTGGATCGGTTGTTACCGGCAGTCCACCAGGTTCCTGTTCCGGCTCAGTGGGTGTTTTAACAACCTCCTTCGCTGCCGCTGCCGCGTTCTGGAGAAAGTCGGAATCCAGCGTTGCTTTACTGGCAGTGGCCTCCTCGATCGTGTCAGTCAGATCTCCTACAGTGGCCGTGGGATTTCGTTCATCCACGACGGCGTATTGCTCGCCTCGTTTCTCGATGACGAACGGAGTCTCTCCCAGTGGCGACCCCTTGCCGTATCCACCGGTTGCCGCGTACATCTCCTCGGCTCTCTTTACTTCTCCAGCCCGGGATGACTCAGGTGACGGCTCTAGTTCGGGCGGCGGTTCTTCACCGGAAATGATTTTCCTGAGATGGGCTATCTCGTCCACCCTCTCCTGAATTTTCTCCTTTGGTATTCCATCTATTTTCGACAGAATGTTAATCTCGTTCTGTGCTTCCCCGATACGCCGCTGGAAACCCTCCATTTGATTTGGAGCTATCTGGACTGGCGGCTTGTCGATCGGCATGGCTTCAGTGCCCGGAGCTGGTATCGGTGCACCGGGTAGTGGCTGTTCAACTCTTGCCGTTTCGGACACCACGCCGGGTGGAGAAAACTGCTCGGGCTTAAACGCTCCTGGCACTGGCGGGATTGCCGCGCCGGGTCGCGGCACTGCTCTTACGCCCGCAGGAAGAAACGGTTTCGCCATGGTGATCCCCATGATTGCATTGGCTACATCGCCTCCTACTGTCTCGACCTGCTCTGCAAGAGGCTTCTGACCAAAATTCTCGTAGCGGTAAGCCTCTGGATACATCTCCCTGTTGACCTGTTCCATCGGCTCGCCCTGAGCCAGTTTGTTTATGGCCTGACCGCTTTTGATAACTTCCTCGACTCCACCAACGACCGGGGTGGCAAACTCCGCCGCTCCACGCCATGATGTCGGCACAAAACCTGCCAGCACCCTTCTCATGCCTTCGGCCACCTGATTTGCTTCCGGAGTGTTACGCCATAGATACTTGCCGGGATCTTGGGAAAACGGAGTTTCGGTTGTTCCGTAGAGCGACCGCGCCCTCTGGTTTACTTGAGCAAGGTATCCGGCTGCGCTGCCAAGTGCCTGATCCGTGGCTGGCTGGCTTGGAGGCGGTGTGGACGACTGAGCCGGAGCGGGTGTGCTTACCAGCTTTCCCCCAAGATCCGATAAATCAGAACCACCGCCACCGGGCGAAGGTGTGTTTACCGGAGTAGCTCCAAGATCGGATAGATCAAGGGACGATGACGAGTCCTGGGTCACGTTGCTTGGCTTGGTCAACCTGGTCTGGAGAAATTGCCCACTGCTTGCCGTCCGATGTCCTGACGTTCACCGTGGTTCCTGATGGTGCGGGAATTGGAGCTATGGTCGATTTTTGTGCCTGAAGGTCTTGCCACTGCCTGTTCAGATCGACAAACGTCTGGGTAGGCACCTTTCTGGGATTGGGAAGGATCTTTCCCGTGGCATCCCTTTGGTAAACCAGCTTGTATCCTGTCGGCTCAGGTGGTGTTGGTGCTGGGCCGAAACCCGGTATGTGCCATCCTTGAGGTTTGTACTCAGTCTTGAGCGTCGGGCTGTCCTGCTGGTAGTTCAGCACGGGATTCAGATCCGTGTTAGTTCGCGTGCCATAGAGCGTGTCGCTCATGGTGTGCATGAAGTCCTGCGTTTTCGCGCCAAGAGCTTTCTGCTTCAGGTTGATGGCGGCGGTCTCGTCCTTGTCCACCTGATTGGTGAAGTTGTTCAGGACGGATGGCGGAAGCTTTCCTGTCAGGGACGCTGCGCCATTGAGCATGAAGGTTCGGTATCCCGGGTCACCTGGGTTAAGACCTTTCGCTGCGGCCTGCGACTTGAGACCCAGCAGCGATGTTTGTCCCGACATCAGGTCGTCGTATTTCTGGTAGGCCAACTGGGAAACATCGGTCTGATGCTGGTAATCATTCTGCATCTTCTGGCGGGCTATGTCAGCCATGGTCATCTTGTAGTCGTTGCCCAGTTGCTGCTGGCCCATCCTCAGTGCAAACTCTTTTTCCTTGAGCTGGCTGTCGGCTTCCAGTTGAGAATTCCTAAGTGCCAATGCCTGCATTTTACCCTCAAACTCGTCCCTCTTGAGTTTCAGGCCGGTAGTGAGCGCCCATGCGTTCAGGAACTTTTCCGCCGGGTTACCCAGTGCGATGTTCTCATAGGGAATCCTGTCAGCAGCCGCCTGCTGCTGGTTTAATCCTGATGCGTCTGGCATAATGACCTCCTAGAGTACTAAGTCTTCAAAACCGGCTCCGCCGGAAGGAACTTGGTTGAACAAAACCGGGTTACCGCTCGCACCACTCGGGTAACCAGACCCAAACCCGGGGCCGAAACTTCCTCCGAACCCGAATGGATTGTAACCTGCGGATGGCTGGAACGAACTCCACATATCCACTCCTCCGGTTGGGCCGGTGCTGAGATTGTATGAAGTAGGATCGCCGGGCTGACCAAAGGGACTCATCGCACCGGCGTTGAATTCATCCGCGCCCTGAAAGGGAGCGCCACCGGCGTTGCCGCTGAACAGGTTTCCTGGCTGAATGGCCTGCTCACCGGCGTACTGGGAAGGGCTGTAACTCGGCGCTGTTCCGCCGCCACCCTTGCCACCTCCTCCATGAAGCCCGCCGAGGTAAGCACCAAGCAGGTTGATAATGGTGTCGCTCACGCCCTTGGCCACCGGGTTGGGAGCAGCGTTCAGGTTGTTCTGAAGCTGCTTGGTCTGCTGCTGGTAGAGCCTGTTCTGCATGGTTGCCCCGAACTGCTCCGATGGCGACACGAAGAACGAGGCCGGATTCATCACCAGACCGGAAGCGATCTGCGCCCATCGCTGCGCGGCGTTTCCCGCAGTTTCCTGCAACTTTGATCCCTGGTTAATCATGTCCAGTGAAGTCAGCCCAAGGTTGCGTGCCGTGTTCGACATTCCCATGGCTCCGCTCATAAGCCCGGACTGGAGGTTCTGGAACGCGGAGCTTCTGGTGACCGAGTTGATGACGTCCTGCGGTATCTGGCCGCTCAGAAACTCGCTGGCGGTTCCCTGCATTTTCTTGGTGAGATCGCCACCCATGGCGAGGATGTCGGAAAACCCGGGGATGGATTTGTCCATGAACCCGAGCATGTAATCGTAGTACTTGCCGCCGAGTTTTGATATGTCGCCAAAGGCAGCCAGGTTCTCCTTGAGCGCCTTGATCTGTTCTTCGCCCAGGTTGGTTGGAATGTAGGGAGCTACGTCAGGGGTATCCCCGAAGACTTCTGTTAGCGGATTCATAGTGGTTATCTCGTCATGTAGTTGGAAACGTCACCCAAACCAAAGCCGTAAGTCTGTATGTGGATGGTGCGCCGGATCCCACCCAGATAAGCCTGGAGTTCCTTGTCCAGAATGTCGATGGCCGCAGCCCCGTTGAGCTGGGCGTTCTGCACATCCTTGGCTTCCTCCTGGAATTTCGCCATTGTCATCAGGCGGATGGCTTCGTAATTCTTGATGGTCATCATGTCCCCGGGCTGCTTCTGCACCCAGCGTAGCTTACAGACCGCCGTGATGCACGATCCATCCTGGCAGGGAGCGACCAGTTTGTATTTCCTCCTAGGCATTTCAAACCCGGGCTGCTTGTGATCGCCTTCGTCAATCAACATCGCGCTTTGCGGGTTCATCCCAGGCCCGTTATCGAGATGCTGGAAATACTGGCTGCGGATCGGGATCGGTGCCCCGTTGAGGTCAATGGCGTGAACCGCTCCCACGGCCTGCGGAAAGTAGATGTGACCGCCAACCACATTGGCTGTTATGGTAACCACGGTGTCTTTCCATGAGCCGCGCTCCATCAGTCGGCGCTCGGCCTGATTGATTGTCCATGTGAGGTCGAACTTTGAAACCCGGAGACCTTCCGGTACGTCGAGCGCAATCTGGGCGCGTGTCCAGCCCAGTGTGCCCTGAGCGAAGTTCACCAGGTCATCTCGGTATGCGGCCTTCCGGAACATATAGTTCCGTGGGTCGAAGATGTGCTTCTTCACCTCGGCCTGAAGCAGATCCATTCCTTCCTTTCGGTACGCCTGCGCCTGCTCGACGGCGTTGTTCTCGTAACGCTCGATCGACAGGATGATGCATTTCAGGGCTTCGATGTTCTGCACGATGAGGTAGTCGTCGTCATTGGTCACCGGCAGGTAACGCTTCGCTCCCGTCGCCTGCACCACGCCGTTGGAAGGCTCTAACCCGGGGTAGAAATACACCCGACGAACATCCTGCGGATCGGCAGGATTCCCATTCAGCCCAAAGTCCAGAAGCGGATTATCCATCGCCATGCTGGGATCCATGTAGGCCGACTGGTTGATGATCTCGTACCAGCCTCCGGTGGTGTCGCGGTTTCCGAACGCCTTGACGTCACCGACCGGGTGCACCTCGATGATGTTCTCCATCTGCGGAGGAAGGAACAGAAACCGGCTCTGGGCTGTTATGTTGGTGACCATCATGCCGCCGACCGGTATCATGTTGTCCAGCACGATCTTGGTAGCTTCGTTGAGGCGCACCAGCACACGCGGGTCATCCGCACACACGCCGTTGTCCACGACCCCGCAAATCATCGGGGCTGCGTCCCGGAATTGCAGGCCGCCCTGCAACGGCAAAGTTTCGCCCGGTTGCGGCGGAGGAGGAAACCCGACATCAATACTGGAAGGTGTGTCGATCATGTTAGTACCCCACGAAGATGATCCATCCAAGGGCGATGAATGGGTTGATAATGCTGACCGGATCAGGCGTGGCGTTGCCGTCATCGCCAGCGTAAATCAGCCTGTTCTCGGTGTTGCTGGGATCAGGAGGAGACCCTGGCCCGCTTATCAGGTGCGGGTCACCAAACATCTGACCGGTGTCGCTTCTAGCGTTCCCGCTGGCAAACCACCGGCCTGACCACAGTTCCGGTCTGGCTTTCTGGTAGGTGTTGTCGGCAGTGGAGGTGAAATCAATCGCGCCACCGGTGGCCTTTGCCGCCTTTTTGTCTATCCAGCTCACCCACTCTCCGTCCTCATAGTCGTTCTTGCTGTCGGTCTTGTTCATGTGCGCCCCGAGGAGGAACTTGTCCGACAAATCCGGAGTGCCATCCTTACCGTTGCAGATGTGCCAGCCGTCATACTCCAGACCGGAGTTCCCCATCCCATTGGTGTTGAACAGGGCAGGAGCAGGGCCGTAGCCCGGTGCACCATGGTAAGCCCTGATCTCTCCAAGCATCCCGTTGTACACCCTGCGCCACGCACCATTGGGGCCGCTTCCCTGCCAGAACACCTTGATGGCAATCGGGCGTCCCTGGCTGTCTAGCTGAAACCACACCTTGTCTTGGTCATCGACATCCGGAGTGCCGTTCTTAACCACGTAAGGAAGGTAGCTTCCCACGATCTCGGAATGCACCAGAGAGTTGGCCAAGGTAAAGAGCTGAGTCAGGTTCAGTGGTGCCGCTCCGGGCAATGGCATCGAAAATTCGGTATGAACCGGAGGATTTATATTGTTAGGCATGTTAAGTTTTTGAGGTTGATTTCTCTATAATTATCATGGCGTGCAGCCGAAACCGGTCGAGTACCACATGGCCGCTCCCGCTGAATTTCACCTGAAATGCAAATCCCCGGCGCAGGCTTCTCTTGGTGGTGCCATCGCAGGAGTTCTGAGGTTTACCCATTGAGACCCGTGGAGCAAACCCGGGCTTTGCGGTAGGATTACCACCGGCGTCAATCTCCCCAGGGTCACCGATCATGTCGAATTTCTGGGTGAATTCACGCCATGGCACCCAGTATGGGAAATTGTCTGGTCGGTATTCAACTTTCAGCGTGTGCATTACTCAATATACCTCCGGCACTTCTCCATGAACTCCTTGTCCTCGACTACTGAAACCTTCCAGTTACAATTTTGGCACAGTAAACCCCTGACCCTTCCGGTGTCGTGATGATGGTCAGCCGCAAGACTGTAACGGAGTTCTGATTGATGTTTCCCACATAGGGCGCAGCTCCCGTTTTGGAACGCAAAAAGGATCACATAATCATCCCGCGTGAACTGAGTTCCGTTACGGTTCTTAATGCCATACTTCTTCCAGTTGTGCTGTCTTTGCTTCCTGCCAGTTCTGTCCCTGATTTTCATTTCTACTCGATGATCTCCCTTAGCCACAGGTCGGCGTCGTAAAGCTCGTTCTCGGTGAAAGGCGTTGACTGCTGGGACAGCTTCTGGAAATCGAAGCTCCTGCTGACCATTTCCCATTGAATGCGCTGGCCGTCCCAGTCGTCCTTGTCGTCAACCGATAACTCAAAAAGCTGATTCTGATGCGTGCCATCACTAACCGGTACAACCGCGAACATAAAAGCCCGCGTAATCCCGTTAAATGTTCCCGTGAGCAGTTGTGTTGGCAAAATGGACTTCTCCACCCACCAAAAACCTTCCCATGCTGGCTTGGTTGCTTCCGGTGCCTGAACCGAACCGCCGAACGAGCTGATGATGTCAAAATCAACCGCCACCAGTCCCCAGTGAAGCGGCCTGCCCTGGTTCCACATCGGAGAGGTGGTGCATATGATCCGGTTATCGAAATAGATCGCGGAACAAAACTTCAGGAGGAACTCGCTGTCGTTTTCAAGGTATTGCCTCACCGGGGTTGAAAGAGGAATGTGCGCCCACCCGGTAGGCTCGCTGCGGGCCTGACGGTAGGAGCGCACGCCGTCATCGCTTCTGAACCAGAGGTCTTCGTTCACCACCGCTATGGATCGGTGGCCACGCAGCCCGGTGGTCAGCATTGAAAGGATCTGGAAGGCGCTGGTTTTCCACTGCTCGCGTGGGATCGAAAGAAAGAAGTTGGTTGCTCCGCGCTCGGCAAACACAATGAGCTGCCCGTTTCCGGTGGAAGTGTCCTGCTGCGGAAAGAACATCATTCCGGTAACGATGCCCTGCGTGAATGGAATGGCGGCATCCTGACCTTCAGCCAGAAAATTGCGCTCAGTGAAAAGGACGAGCGAGTCAGCCGGATCTGGAAGGTCGTGGCTTCCAATAAGGTCGCCAAAGGCAACGTCCCGGTCGTTGACGGTCACCACGATGCGTCCCATGCCATACGCCATGATTGTTCCAACGGGAATTTCTGTTTCATCCGGAAGACCGCTGGTTTTGGATCTCCTGGCCTTCGATCCATCGTAGATGATGGGCGCACTGATGCCGTCCTGAGCGATCAGCCATTTGTCGGCCTGAAGCATGTAGCCAAGCGGCATCCGCTTCATGTTCCGGAGATTCCTTGGCTCGTCCTCAATGATGATCTCCCTGACCTTGGCGGTACTTATACCCGGTATGATCTTAAAGAGACGACCTCCAACGAGAGCCATAATGCAGTCTTCGCCATTGTGCGGAGAGTAAGCCTGGGCGCACTGAAAGATACCGTTCCTGTAGATGTATTCGGAATTCTCATTGGTAAGGTGGGTGTCCATCCGGTAATACGGCGGGTTTGGCAGAGTTGTGTACCAGTGCGCGTTGTCTTTCGGGTTCACATACTCGCCACCGATCTTGTCCACCGATCCAACCTGGTAGGGAGCGTTGTAACACCAGACCTGTTTCTCAGGGTGAGGCACATGATGGATGTCATCAGGATCCACGATGAGTGGGAACGACTCGTCCAGTTTCCTGACGCCCGGGCGAGTGGCTGGACTGCCTCCACGGAAAGTCAGATTTATGGCGCTCTGCACCTGATTGATGTCAATAGTGTCCGGCTCACGACCGGCATCTACGCCACCTTCCAGTGACAGCCATCCGTCGAACACTCTGTTTTTGTCAGCAATCATACCGGTAGCGTGTGCGGTGTTCCCCGATTGATGTTTGCCGATCGGCCACTTACCCGTGGAGCCATCAATGATGGATTGGCCCTGAGTATGTTACCGAGATTCACCTGACCCTGGTGGAATTGCTGGAATGTTTGACCTGGTGCCACGCTGGTTGCTCCGGAAAACGGACTTGGAGACTGCGCTCTGTTCATGCCATAAATTCCTGCTGGAGTGTAAAGCCCCTTGTACATCTTCCGCAGGTAACTCTGATTCATGGCGTTACCCATTGATGTGCCACCCAGATTCACAGGCCCGCTTCCACCGAGATTGTAAAACGCGCCTGCTACGGAAGTCGCGCCATGTGGCTGACCTGCGCTTGCACCGCCATGGAAATAACTGCCGGAATTTATTGCTCCGTACGCACCCGTGTCAGCCGCGCCAACGGTCGGCCCTGATACTCCGCCGGGAATAGATTCACCGGTGTTCATTTCGGTGTAACCAAGCGAGGCCAGATAATCCGGAGTCGTGTTCCTCGGATCGTTCATTATGTTGTCGATGAAATCCCTGCCCAGATTACCGGCTCCTTTGGCCAGATCGCCAAGAGTTCCCATCACCTTCCCGGCGGCATCGACAATATTGCCAGCCGCGTCCCTGAACAGTTGTCCGGCGTGCGACCAGTCAGTTGGGGCATTCAACTGAGCCAGTAACCCGGGCTGGATAGGAGTCAGTCCCTGCCTGTTGTAAATGTTGGCCTCATCCTGCGGGCTGAGTGCTGTTCCGGCTATCGGATTGCCTTCCGTGTCGAGCTGTCCCGGTTGTCCGGTGGCAAAAACGGGACTGCCTCGCAGCTCAGTGAACGGATTGGCCGGAAGATCCTCCGGCGTCACGCCGGGAGGCGTCGGCAGATTGCCCGGATCGTTCGGGTATGGAGTATTTAGAGGGCCGCCGCTCCAGTCGATGTTGGCCTGTCCTCCCCAGATGTCCGTCGCTCCAGGCGCTACCGCAGGAGGCGCGGTCAGATCCTCACCGGGGTAATTTGTAGCGCCATAATCAGGAGCTTGTTGAAGGTTTTGCCAGTCGATCGGTACGGCATCCGCACTGAAAATGTCAGGTGTTGGCTGGTAATCCTGATAGGTGTCCACCGGAGTCGGCGTCATTGCCTCGTTAGGTGCTGGGTTGTTGGGAAACATCTGGTCGTAGATCCCGGCGTACGGGTTCGATGGCGGGTTCGGAGCGTTGACATCAAAATGCACGGTGTCGTCCCACGGATTCGGAGCGATTCCGGAAGGCTGACCGTACGGGTTGACCGGCAAATCCTGAAACGGGCCAAATGTTCCAGGTGGAACATCCATGGCCTCATGCGGGTAATTGCCGCCCGCCGCGTTCACTGGAATTGGACTCGGCTCAATGCTGGGATCTGAGAAATCCATGCTCGGCCTGTTGGGGTTCGGGAGGTTCTGCTGTGGCCCTCCGAGCAGTCCTTCCTTGAACAGTCGAGAAGCGAAACGATTGTAGATGTCCTGCTCGTCCTGTCCCCACCGCGCCCTTTCAAAATTATTGTAGATCGGTGGATCGGCGGTGATGCGACCGAACGTCCCCGGGTTATCAACCTGCGGAACAGGCTGCGGAGTTCCAACCGGAATCGGCCTCGGTGCCGGGAAGGAAGGATCATCCAGCCAGACATTCGGCTCTGTGGTTGACCGATAGATATTCGGGTTGGGAGACAACTGATTCGGATCCAGCGGCCTACCAGACACGAAAGGATCTATTCCCTGACGAAAATGAGGATAGCTGCCAGCAACGGGGCTGCTGTCACCTCCACCGTTGTAGAGCTGCATCAAATATCTGAACTGGTCTTCGTTCATGGAATTTCGCAAACAGAGATAGCAACTCCGCCGACATTGCAGTCACCAGTGGTCACAGGTGCCAGTATAAGGTCATACCAATACCTGATGCCTGGTGTGAGCTGGATAACATCACTGACCGAGAAGGGAACTGCTTTAGAAGTGCCTCCCTCAAACGCAAGGATTATGGCTCCTACCGCCAAATAGGTGTTTGAAGGCGGTTTAACCGCTCCTCTGTCCGGTGCTGTTCCTGTCCCGATGGCCATCCGCACGGTCGCCTGTCCAGCCGCATTGGAATTCCAGATGTAGCCAGCAATGGTAGCTACGAGTTTTCCGTTCGCGGAAGGCTGAATGTAGCCAGCCAGACCAGCCATCCTGCCAGCAGTGTCGGTGATCCCGGTGATGTTCCCCGTTGGGACAGTTTGCAGGTATTGGTACACCGGCGGCTGACCTCCAACTCCGCCTGTGGGATCAACCCAGTGCGTGTTGTAATCCTCAGGCCCAGCTTTGGCCAGAACCTGATTGATTGCGCCACCCTGTGGAACGCCAGCCCCGGGAGGGCCGGGAGGCCCAATGGCGGATGCGCTGGAAAACAGCACGAAGTTCTTTGCCTCAAGGATGTAGTCCGGATCTGGATTGACGCAGTGATTGACCTGAACCCAGGCAGTTCCGGCGTTCAAGTTTCCTTCCAGAACAGTGCAGTAAGCTCGATTGAGATCAGTTTCAGGGTGCGCGGGATCAGTGTGGTTGCAGTCGGGAGATCGCGTCCAGGTGTGATTGGTGTCCGTGCCAATGACGTAGATGCCGATCTTGTGAGGCTCAGTCTGCCGGTTCTTTACCAGAATCCTGTTGTTCGGAGCGGTCTGAATGCCATCAACGATTGGCAGTCCGAACAGGTTCGTTGGAGCTGCCGTGGCAAGCCGCACCGCCGCCTTCGGGTTCAGTCCTTCGACCATTGAATCCAGAAATCGAAGGTTCACAGCGTCCTGTGCATTGGTGGGATCGGCAAGACCGGTGAGCTTGTGACCGGCCATGCTGACATCGGTCACGGGAGCACGAATGGCATTAAGGTTGGGAAGGAACGCCGGGTTGATTATCGACGCCTGCCATACGCCAACGGTGACTGTCCCGAGCTGGGTAATGGCACGCTGCTGCGCCTGCGTCAGATTGCCAGCCAGATGGCTGAAATTGGGCTGAGTTGTTGTCCATGCGTGCGCGGCAGTGTCCCAGTCATGCAGCCACTGGTTGGCCGGGGGATGAATGGTCGGAGGAGCACCCAGCCCGATCAGGTTGGATGTGTCTAGGTTGAGCAACTGGTGGTGCGCCATGTCAACATCGGTCTGAGCCAATGCCGCATACAGGAGCGTCCTTCCCCAGTGCTGGATCTCGGGAACATCAGAATCTAAAGTGGTTGGTTCCATATCAGGGTATTTGTGTTAATGGCGTTATGACCTGCCAGATGGCGATGTCGCTGTTGTTGTAGCCAGCCTTTGCCGCGTATGCGGTTATGATGTCGAAATCCTTCACCGATATGGTGTCGTGAACGTCATCAGTGACGACACCGTGATACTTCACCTGACCCTGCTTGTACGGGTTTCCGTTGATGGAAATGAACATGGCTGAATCCCTGAGAGGTGAGCGCACCGTCACCAGGACTTCCGTCTTCGACCAGGTATCCAGAGTGATGACCGGCTTAGGGCAGGTCGGCTGATATTCGACATCCACCTGAAATTGGTGCCACTGCATGTCTCGACCGAGGTAGTCGGTGGGTTCTCCCATTTCACCGGGATCTGGGACAGCGCCGGGAGCGTTACCAGTTCCAATCCCAATGGCGACGGGAAGAAATTCAGGAGGAAATACGCCGGAGGTAAACTTGGAAGCATCCAGGGGAGGCATTATCCCGGGAGGCATCCGTTCCACCTTGAATGAAGGCTTCAGCACTCCGTCCAGACCTACGCCATGGACTCCGAACCAGCTTCCATCGGGAACATCGTTCCATTGAGGACTGAAAACTCCGCTGTCCGTGATCGGGGGCGTTGCCGTCAGCTCCGGTGGAAGCAGAAACGCAACCGAGGTGACTGTCCCAAGACCAGCTCCTGCGGCAACATTAGACAGGGGAATCTTACCGGCGGCATCCAGCGCCGCGTATCCGTTTGGAGCGCCTTTGCGTGACCGGAACTCCGCGCTGCTTCCCTTTGCCGCCACTTTCTGGCCTGAAATGATTGCCGTTCCATCCGTAAGCCACTCCGGGGGAATGACGTCATTGAGGTTGAGTTTGCTCTGGGAAATCTCAGCGGCGGGACTCACGCTGTCATTGGTCACCGAAGCGAACGGAGGCACCCGTGGGTCGTACAGGGTCGGATCGTTCTTATCCACCAGTCCATCCGGCACCGGGTAAAAATGACCGATGTTCTGGAGGTCAAGGTTCTGGCAATCCAGATCGCTTTCCAGAGCTGCTTCCTCAAGGATTGGGGTCATATGTTGAGACTCACAATGGCGGAGTTCTTGTAACCGGCGTGCGCGGCGTAGGCGTAAATGGTGTCGGGATGTTTCACATGCACGAACTTCTCCGGAGGAAATTCAGTGAACGGGCCTGCTGCCGCTGTCAGCGAGTAAAAGAAGACGGTGTGCGTGTCATCCAGCGGGTTGCCGGAGGCGTCGGCAAGGGAGATCATCACCGCCACCGGATCGTCCACCGTGCTGTCCGGGGTAAGAACCGGATTTGGCAGCGTAGGCTCGTAGGCTGGATCGGTGTCCGGAAGATTATGAAACACCATGTCGCGCCCGAGGTAATCATTCGGGAACACGCCCGGCCCCGTTCCATCACCCGGCGACGGAACCGCTCCCGAGGCGTGGGAGAGACCAACGCCCACGGCCACCGGGAGACGAGCCGGAGCGAACACTCCAGAGGTAACCATGGAGGCATCCAGAGCAGGAATCAGGGAAGGAGGAAGCGCGTCTGTGTAAAACTTTGGCTGCCCAGACGCGCCTTCCTTGTTGCCGAACCAAGAAAGATCAGCTACCGCTCCCCACACCACTGCGAGCGTCCCAGCTCCAGTGACCGGGCTTCCACTGACTCCAAACTGCGGAGGCATGGTGAGTCCGACAGAGGTCACGGTGCCAAGCCCTACCGCCGTGGGAAGATTGGCCGGTGGAACTTTCCCGGTGGCATCCAGTCCGGCGTAACCTCCGGGAACGTTCTTGTTTGAGAGATATTCGGCCAGATCCCCTTGTGCTGCCGTGGTGGAGGAGGTGCCCAACCATGCCGTAGGGATCTGGCCGTCCAAACTGAGTTTCGACTGAACGATCGCCGCGTCATCCGCCACACTATCGTCTGTCACGCTCCCTGGGATCGGCGGCCTTGAGTCGCTCAACCCCGGGTGATCGCTGGTGGCGAGGTTTGCTGGCACCGGCACCAAAGCTCCGACGTTCAGCAGGTCGTAGAACCTGCCATCCAGGTCAGTGCCGAGAATGGAATCTTCGATGATCGGGGTCATGGAGTTCTCACCTTCAGGAAATAGAAATCCGAACGCGGAGTTGGATTCACTGCAACGAAGAACCCGTTCAACGTCTTGGCGTACACCTGAACGCGAATGAGCGCCTGAACCGCCGGTGCTTCGGTGAGATTTTCCACACGAAGCTCGCTGAACCCGTAATTGAGGTTGCTGCGCGGGTTGACGAAATTGATCGCCATTGTGTTGGTGCGCGGCATTTGCAAATACAGGTTCTCGGGCGCATCGACCTGAACGATTGACGATGTTCTTACAATCGTCGCCCGCCAGTGCAGGACGTAACCATCCGCGATCGGAGTACCGGCGAAAACAACCCCGAACCCTTCTCTGGCTCTTACCGTGGGAATGATCTGGATCGCCCCGGGGAAGTTGAACCCAGGATCGCCCATGGCGTCGATGTAGAGGTATTCAAAGTTGTACTCGGCGGTGATCTTTGGCACCTGAAAGACGACAACTGCCTGAGTCTGGCCGGGCGTAAGCTCAAGAGAGCCTCGCTCGTCCATGTCGCTGCTGGTGCCGCCGGTATCGACCAGCAGGTCGTCCTTCGGTTCAATGATCTGAACCGTGTCGCAGTTGGCGATGCAGTTGTTGTTGCCGTTCATCGTGCGCCGCCCTGGATCGCGTGGATCGCTCCGCCTCCCATCAGGAACGCGAGCAAGCCCGTCCAGAACATGATCCGCCCGACTTCAACGATTTTCGGGTTGGATGATAGGACGTACATGAGCAGTCCGATGATGGCGATTAGCAATGGTAGGTAGATAATCATGGTGTTGGTTTCTCCTGTTGTTGGTTGTCTGCTGAAGGTTCCTGTCCGTTGCGCAGTTTTCTGAGTTCCTCGATGCCTCCTGTTATCTGGGCAAAGCGGGTCTGGTTCTTGACTACCTGCTGTTGGAACTCCTGGTTCATCCTCTGATTTTGTTTCAACATGGCGTTATGAATGTTGTCCAGGTTCTGCTGCTCGGCTGTCAGTTTGCTGATTCTCTCGTCTATTAGTGTGTTTAGGTTTTCCATTGCGATCGTGTACTATTTCCCAGGTGCGAAGGCCAGATAAACCGAACACCAGAATGGCCAGCGCCCTCTGAAACTCGTAAAGGTATTTGAACTCGGCTTGTGGCAGCTCCTTGGAAAGAACGTCCGGGAAAGCCAGCGCCAATAACTGGATCACCATGATAAGCACCGGCATCCCCAGAAACATGATGACCACTCCCCAGTTGAGAAAATGTTTCCAATTCTCCTCCTTCATGGAATTTCCACTGCCGAGAAAAAGCAACCAGTCAGGTTCGCGTTGCCGCTGCTGACAGCCAGCGAAAGATCGAACCATAACTGAGTTCCCACAGTCAGTCCGGTAAGCACCAACGGCATGGTGAAGAAATTCATTTGAGCCGCTGCGTTTCCAGCACCACCGCGAGTAAACCCGATGCCCGCGCTTGTACCACCCGTGGGGAGAGCACCGTTCGGTGGCGCAATTCCGGTGCCGTAACGCACGTTTAAGAAGATGGTGGAGGCAGCAACGCTTCCCGAAACACCTCCACTGATAACAAACATTACCTTGCCGCTTGCGGTCGGAGTGAATACGAAAGGCCCATACGTTACCCCGCCAAGTCCCATCATCACTCCACCAGCGGCACTGGACGCTGGCGGATTAGCCGGAGAAGCGACCTGTGCTACTGCAAATGTCTGCCATGCCGTATCGTTGTCAGTTGCAGTTTTCTTTCGCAGGATCGCGCCGGTTGCGCCGCCAAGCGGGACTCCCGCTCCCTGTGGGCCTGTAGCCCCGGTTGCTCCATTTGTGCCGGGATCACCCTTTGCGCCTGGTGCACCTTGAAGACCTTGCGCACCTTGCGGGCCGGTTGCTCCCGTTGCTCCCGTGTTGCCGGTTGCCCCTTTTGCTCCGGTTGGCCCTTGGATTCCCTGAATTCCCTGCGCTCCGGTAGCACCTGGGTCGCCTTTGAGTCCCTGTGCGCCGGTCGCTCCGATCGGCCCCTGCGGGCCGGGATCCCCTTTTGATCCCTGCGGGCCGGTCGCTCCTGCTGGGCCTTGAGCGCCTGGTGCACCTGTCGCTCCAGTTGCCCCGGGCGGGCCTTGGATCGGCCCAATGTCGCTCCATTGACCAGGCAGTCCCCAGACCCAGCCGTGTCCCGTGTCGATCGTAATCCATAAATCCCCCGGGGTATTTCCGGTTGGCGGAAGGGCGGCGGAATTGGCAACAGAACCTTTGATGGAAACACTGGTGCCGTCAGCTCCCTTCGGCCCCGTTGGGCCTGCTGGCCCCTGAATGCCTTGTCCTCCGGTTGCACCGGGGACTCCCTGTGCTCCGGTGTCACCCGTTGGGCCGGGGACGCCCGGCGGGCCTTGCGGGCCGGGAGTTGTGGAAACTGCACCGGGATCTCCCTGCGGCCCTTGCGGGCCGGGTGGCCCCTGTGGGCCGGTGTCTCCCGGCGGGCCGGGTGGCCCTTGGGTTTCAGTGGGTGGCGCGGGTTCATCGACCTGACCGCTGCCGGGAGTTTCTCCGAAGACCACCTGAATGGGCGCATCTACCGCCCCGAAGATCTGCACTCCGCCAAAGGGTGTCTCGGGATTCGTCACCTCGACTATGATGGCCGACAAATCAAGATCCGGATCGTCCAGTGAAGTCATGTGGTGGAAGGAGGCGCGGGCTGCGGGGGAATCGGATTACGCCCGTTGCCGCCATTGAATTTGCTGGTTGGCTGCCTGATCGCCACCTGACCGGCAAGGAAAGGCGGAAACCTGTAGTCGGTAGGAGTCCTGTTGTGCTCCCAAATCCAGTCCCATGATTCCGTTCCCAGTCTCAGGTTGGCGGTCTCATCCCTGGTGAGCGACAGGGTAACAACTCCGCCAGCAGGATCGGTAACCGTTGGGTTCAGGTCGATATTGAGAGACTTGGCCACTGGCCGGAACTGGGAAACGTTCAGGGCGACACCATTGGCGTCTTTCCACTTGAATGTGACCGGCCCCCAGTCGCAGCCGCGCCATATTGTTGGTAAATCGAGCTTGCCGGGTTTCATAGCGCATCCGCCTTCCACCATGCCATCATCCCGGGAATAGACGTTGGATCAACCGCTGTACCTCCGGCTACCGCGATTCCGTATTTCTGACCGAGGTATTTCTCGATGTTGGCCCTGTCTCCAGCTGCCATTGGCTCCGGCTCCACTTCCTGTTCTTCCTGCTCCGGTGGAGTGAGCGGGCCTCCTGGAGTTATCAGCGCGGGGATCAGCGGGATTAGCTTGAGTTTTCTCATCAACGCAGCCAGCGCACTGTTGTAAATTATGATCTCGGCTATATCGCCATCGCTATAGTAGGGAGTAGATGGTTCATATCCGATCTTGGTGTAATCGCCTTGATTTGACACTGGCGATGCTCCACTCAGCCTTTCTGTTCCGTCCCTGTAAAGCATGGTGTAAACTCCATTCAACAAATCCGCTGTAATGATGTGAAAAACAGTGTTATCTCCCGGCCCTATGACGACGGTGCTTCTGCTAGTGCTGTAAATATTCCCATCACCACCACACGACGGGCCATACGGATTAGAAATATCTCCACGCAGGCTATACAGTCCCACGGTATTGGAAACTGCTTTCATCACCACGAAACAGGTGGTGTCTCCCGCTCCTGACACTGGCAGTGCCAGATCAAGTCCTGACTGACCGGCGGTAGTGAAGCGCACCACCGGCTTGCCATTAAGGATGTTTTTCTTCAGGATGGGACGCTTGCTTCCGGTTTGAGTGGCATGATGCCCGAAACCGCTAAAGTCCGGCCACATGGAAACCGGGTCACCGTCTGCCAACAAGGGCGGCGTCCATAGGGAGTCTGCTTTCCACCAGCCTTGCAGACCGGGAACAGTGGTGGGATCAATCACCGTTCCGGTGGTGACATTGATCCCGTATTTCGCGCCCAGATACTTGCAGACATTACAGCGATCAGGGACACTGGCTCCTACATCGGTGTTATAGAGGAGAATTTCAGCAATGTCGCCGTCGCTGTTTGTGTCTCCTATCCTGGTCCAATTATTATTGGAAGCGTTGGCCTGTAGGGCACTTGTGCCAAACTGGTTGCTGGGATCACCGCCATCCAGGTAACTCCACATCGTGGTAGGCGAATCACTACGCACGAAGTAAATGTGAAAGGCGTTAGCCCAGGAATCGCCTGCGTAAACAAATCCGACCGTGGTGGCAGCGTAAAAGGTTCCCTGATATTCGGTTGCCGCCTGCGGGCCATTGACGCCACCTATGAGTGAAGTCAGGTTTTTGGAGATGGACGGAGAAGCTACCCTCATCACCACGAAAGCGCACCACGGCGAAACGCCTGGTATGGCAGACAGGATGTTAAATGTCGTGGAGTTCGCGGAGCTGAAGCGCACCACCGGAAGACCGTTGAGGATGTATGTTTTGAGGATTGGTCTTGCTGTTCCGGACTGCGTGGCATCGTGACCATGCCCGCTGCTGTCTGCCCACAGACTTACCGGATCGCCGTCATTCAGGCCGGTTACTGGCGGAGTAACTCCTCCGGTCAGTCCCAGCCACCGGTCAGTCTGGTATCGGTCACCACGCCGCCAAAGGCCGTAGCCGCGATCAGGAAGATACCTGTCGCCTCCGGTCTGGTTCCTGTCACCACTGCGAGTGCTTCCTCTTGCCATTTAACAATGTAGTTATCGACCAGCACTACCTTGGGCGTAATGCTGGCGCATAACTACACTCCTAGGAGTAGCAGGAGGTGTGCGGCACACGCAGCGGCGGGCAGTTCAAGTGCGCGATCGCGTAGCCCAGGTAGGTTTGACCCGGCTGGGAGGCGCTCGCATAGAGCGCATCGAAGAAGCCGAGTTCACCACGCGGGTTGCAAGCCTTGTCGGTGATGACAAGGAATTGGAACTCGCCCATGTGGGACGCGAAATCGAACTTGAGACCACCGCCAGGAGCGGTGCTGGGCCTCTCGTACAGGCAGGTGAACACCGTGGGGATGAAGATGAAGCTGACCTGGAACTTGGCGTAAATGTACGCCGGGTTAACTTCACGTTTCCATCCTTTGGTGGTCGTTGCAGGCGGCAGATAGGGGTAAACCCTCGCGCCCGCTGCGTCGTAACGCGGCGGGAATTTCAGCCAGACATGCTTGTAGCCATTATAGCTGTAAGGCGTGCCCAGCGTGTTGATGAGTTTATCCGGATCAGCGTACCGGAAGTCCATTCGCAGGTCGGGGTCTTGCCGGATCAGGTCGCGGGAGGTGACCGCATCGGTGAACAGAGCGAAGATCGGCTGATCGTTCGCGCCTTTTCCGATTGCGCCACTTGTGGCGACAGCACCGTCAAGGACGAGCTGCGTGTAGATTTGTTCCAGTGTTCCCTGCACCAGACGGCTGGTTGCTGTCGTCGGGATGGTAGCCGGTGTGAACGGGGTGGTGGCCTTCACATCCTGAATGGCACCTGTGCCAGTCTCGATGATGTTGTGGCCAGCAAGGTTCAGATACTCGTTCTGAAACCTGTTGCTCCAAACCCATTCCGTGACCGTCTCCAACTGATCCATCACGTTGCCCAGCGTCTGCGCGATCATAAAATCGTTTTGCAGATCGTTGATGCAGAAGTTCTCCGTCTGGATATTTCTGCGCTGCATCGTGAAAGGAGTCAGCGTCTGACCGAATTTCAGCAGCTCGGGAGTAGGCAGGCAGTTGTTGTGGTCAACAACGCCACCGTCAATACCGTTGGTACTGGACGGGGTTGCATTTACCCACTCATGTCCGTCTTCTGAGTCTGTCAACGTGCGCTCCAGCATCATCGAGTTGATGGTGAAGCCCATGCCGGTGGGCCATTCGCCCTTCTCGACATAAGCGACCCACGGGTCGTTAATGCTGATGCGGTTGTACAGACGCGGAGACACCTGTCCTGTCAGAGCGTAGAAAGCGTTCTTGATGTTTTCGCAAGCCATCGAAGTAGTCCTTTCGTAAGTCTCAAACAGTTTTGCCGGATGAAGTTCCTCCTCCGATGGAGAAGGCATCCTGCGTTTTCCGGGTGGCTGGCTTCCGGTATTCAGCCGTTCTGTTTGAGATCGGGACTACATCTCAGACTGCGTTACGCCCTTCGGTGGATGAGGCCGCGATTACATCCAAGAAGGCTTGTAAGACCCCGGGGCAAACCGGTCAAGATGAATTTTCTTGCAGCCGAAAAAAGCGGTGCTACGAATCGAAGGTTATGGATAAACACACCACCACGCACCACGACAAGGACAGCAAAGACGCCAAGGCAGGCGAGGAATTCCGCGATTCACTCGGTCAGGCGAATCCGGCCCACGACCTGGAGAAGAAAAACATTGCCGATGTGAAAACACGGCAGGACGAAGCTGACAAAGAGGCCAAGAAAGCAGAGAAAGCCGAAAAATAAGCTACTCCACCGGGTCGGGCTGAAGGGCAAGAGGCGGTATCGAAGGATCGCTGGGGATCCAGCGGGCGATCTTTTTCCAGTAGTCCAGCTTTTTGCGCAGTATCGGAGCGCAGACGGTCACTTCGCCGTCACGCACCACGAATGCGGCGGTGATATTTTCCCGGTTAACGACATAGAGACCGTCTCTCATCTTGACTTCGCCCTGGCCTTGTGAAATTCCCGCAGGAACACATCAGCGAATGGTTTTTTCAGATCTTCATTGAACTGGCCGGAAGGCGTAAGGTTGCCCGCGTTCCCCGGACTCTCTGACAGGTTAGGCTCGTTGCCGAACCGGTCGTCCACCAGTTTTTGAAGCTCTGTTACCTTCTTTTGTGACGCCAGGAACAGTTTCCGGTAGGCGTCGGCGGCAGGCGCGAGCAGGCAGGCCAGCGCCACCCGATCCAGGTCGGTGTTTTCCAGAAAGAGATCCCGCCCCTGCTGAACCAGCCGCTCTCCCTGCTCGTTCCACCATGCTGACTCGGGATCGCTGGTCTTCTGGAAGACTTCCACCTTGGCCTCGTCACGCAGACGGAGCAGTGCGCGGTCGAACATGCTGGCCATGTCGTTTCGCTGCTTGCTGATTTCCTGGAACTGCCGCTCGGTTTCCCGCGCACGGATGGCTTCCAGCGTTTTCGGGGCATTGGCCACGGCGCGTTGCCGCGCTTCCTCGTAACGCCGGTAGGATCGCAGCGCGTCATTGGCTTCCATCTTTGCGCTCTCCGGCATTTCCGAAAAGAGAAGGTCGAGTCCTTCAAACTGCGCCTTTCCAGAGAGCGACATCACCTTGGCCAGTTCCTGCGGATCACCGCCAGCATCACGCACGATCCGGGCTGCCTCGTTCCATGACGCGGTGAGCGGTGCCATGATTTTCTGCTGGAACTCCGCCGAGTGTTCCACACCTACCCGTGACAGCATTTCGGCCATCTGCCGGTTCTGACCTTCCAGCCACTGGAGCCTTTGCTGCTCCTGCGGATCTCGGTTTGGCTGGGAGCGAAGCGTCTCCACTTCACCTTTGAGTTTCTTATACGCCTCCCGCAAACCTTTGATGCGGCTCTTGCGCTCCTCCGGTGGAAGCTCCTCGGGGAACTCGGCATCAGGCTCCGCGGCGGCTGGCGGCTTCGCTGGCTCGCTTGTCGTTTTGAGCGCCTCCTCCAGAAACGAAGGGATCTTCAGCTCCTCCGGCGGTTTGGCAGGCTCCTCGGATGGCGGCGGCGCGGGATCGGTCGGCGGCGGCGGAGTCGTCGGCTTCGGTGGCTCGGCAGGCTCCTTGGATGGACGCCTGATGTCCGGCAGCACCTGGTCGAATGCTCTTTGCACCTGTTCCAGACCCGGGGAATTGTCCTCGGCTCCCGGTGACGGCTGGGAAATTGTCGGTGGCGGCGGTACGATTACTGGTTCGGGCATGGTTTACTTTTTCTCCTCCTTTGGCGGCGGTTCGTAGGTTGGTTCTCCGGCAGCTTGGGCCACCAGCACCGGCTTGGCCAGCAGTATGAGAGTATCTCCGTACTTGGAATAACCCCGGGTAAGCCCAAGCTCAATAGCTGCGCGAGTAGGAGAAACGTCCTCGTCCTTGTCCCCGCGTATTGCGAAATGGGATGGATGATTGTCCTGCATGACCTGAATAACGGCTTGCAGGATTCCGTTGGTAGCCAGTTCCTTGCTCCACTGGGAAGGAAGGAACTTATGCTTTCTGAACTCCTCAATGGTCACTCGCGTTTCGGTTTCTGTTTGGCCTGCTTATCCTGTTGCGCGGCCTTCTTCTCTGCCAGCCGTGCGGCATGGCGGGCCTTGCGTTCGGCCAGAGACATTCCGTGCTGCGTCCTTACCCGCTCGATCCCCATTCCATGCTGCGCCTGTGCGCGTTCCAGTCCCATCGACTGTCCTGTTCGTGCGCGTTCCAAGCCGGTGCTGGCCACCGTGCGGCCAATGTCAGCGGTGGTCTTGGCTGTCCCGAGCTGGATGCCGTGAGCGGTCTTCTTGTCGGCCAGAGCCTCGCTGAATTCCTGTTTCCGCTGCTTCAGGTTGAGGTCAAAATCCTGCTTCGATTTTTTCAGGTTCAGATCCCCGATCACCTTGGTCATCTTGGGAATCATCTCGGGATGCATGTCCTCCCCGGGCTGCAATCCGCCGTTGCCGTTCTGCTCCTGAGCCTGAGCGGATTCCTCCACCTGCTGCTGCAACTGGTCGGTCTGTTTGCCGAGTTGATCGAGCTGCTGCTGCTTCTGCTTTACCTCGTTCTTGCGGGTGGGATCTCCCTGAAGCATCTGAAGGTGCTGCGCCATGTGCGGCCCTGCCTGCTCAAGATGGATGAGAACCGGCATCGGATCGGTAGGCGCGGGAGGAGCAGCGCCCGGCGGCATGCCGTTGCCTCCGTTCATTCCAAGGGTCGGCCCCATCACGCCGGTTGCGTTGCCGTTGCCCAGCAGCCCGGTTTGCGGCGGGACGTTCTGCGCTCCCACCGCTCCGCCCGCCAGCGTCTGGTAATGCGCCATGGCGTCTTTCATGTGGACATCGAAATGGATGGAATGGTTCTGGAGCGGCTCAACCAGCGCCTTTCCTCCGGGCTGTCGAAGGGCGTTGTTTTCAAGGACGGCCATGGAAGCGTGCGCGTTGGGGACGCCCTGCTTCTCTATGGGCGGGAAAAAGGAATCGACCGAGAACATGCCGATGCCCGGGAGTGACGCGGCGCGTGCGCGGAGCGCGTGGTTGCGGCTTACCTCATCCATGTACGGGATCATGCTCACCAGTTCGCGGGTGGCGATGTCGCGGAGCTGCGGCGAACCGTAACCGATCGAGCGCGTGGAGATCACCCGCTTAATGGATTTCATGTTCATCACCTGCGCCGGTATCCCGCGCATGACGCACCTGTCCACGAACTCCATGGCTTCCTGTCCTCCGGGGATGGATGGCGACTGGGCCGGATCCAGGAGGCGTCTCACGGTTTCCTTGTGCCATTTGTCGAAATTGGAGTAGTAGCGGTTGGTGCTTCCCTTGGTCAGCATGCCCTGTTGCTGCTGCACCAGCTCGGCCTGTCCCAGAGTCGGCTCTGGCCTTCCCTCGTCGGTTCGCTGGCGGTAGCTGCCGGTGTTGGCCTGCAACGTCCCGTGCAGCTCGCGCCGCATTTCCATTGCGCCGTTCAGGGCTTCAGCGATCCTGGTCTGGACGACCTTGTAACCCGGGGCGACAACCGCTGCGCCGCCAACCAGGGAGATCTGGGTTTCCTCCATGGCGTTCCCGTCGCCGGTTTCCAGTGTTATGCCTGACCCAATCACCGCGCCATCGAGCATCTGGCAGAACGTCCTGTTGCTGATGTCGCAGAAATCGTAGATCTTCGGCCCCAGCCCCTTGATGGCGTGCCATGTCCCATCCGGCCCTGAGTCGAAGAAGAAGGGGCAAAGCACCTGGGAAAAGGAATCGAATTTCCGTCGCCGCTTAAACAGGTATCCGGTCTCCTCCGACAAATCGTCGCCTGCCGTCTCGGCCTGGTGTCCCAGCACCGAGTCGGTAATCATGTAGTGGCTTACCTTTCCGCCGAATTCCTTGATGAAAAGGCTTGCCACATAAATGCGATCAGAACGATGAATGCCGTAAAACAGATCGCCAGTTCTAATAGCACGCTGATAGAGGTCATAGTTTTCCATGCCATAGGTCTGCCTCATTTCCCGGAAGGCGGAGTCGATGATGGCCTGCTTGCAAAGCGGTATGTTCCAGCCATCGCCGTCAGGCTCATAGGTGCCTCCGCGCATGATGAAAGCTTCCAGCTCGTCGGCCCGATAGGAGTGCAGCACCGCGCACATTTCCAGCTCGTCCACGTTGGCCTTGGTCTCCATCGGGACAAGCACCTTGCGGCACTTGATGGCCTCGGAATGCCAGCCGATGTAATGCGGCCAGAACAGCGGGCCTATCCCGTTGACCACCATCTGCCACTGGTGAAGCTGGATCTGGTGATCGAACCCGTTCCACTGTGAAAGGGTGTCGGTGTATTCCTCGGTAAAGATGTCGCCCCATTGATCGACCACATGCGGCTCCGCGCCCTGAACGCCAAACTCGATCTTGGCAAAGAAGGGAACCTCAAAAACAAGGTCGTAATAGGGCGTCTTGGCCGCTTCAACGATGCCTTCGCTTTCGCGGAGATTGAAATTGGCGCGGTGCCCCTGTCCGATGTCGATCAGCTTCTGGCTGCTCCACGGCGGGTTGCCGTCCATCAGCCCCATCATGTTTGTGTAGCGGAACATCCGCGACTCATCTTCGTACTTGAGCCGCTGGACGAGGGAGCGTGCGTTACCGGCGTTGCCTATTCGTGAAGAAGGACGCTGCCCGGTTTCCGGGTCTAATGTGGCAAGCCGTTGACCGTAGGTTTCAGTCATCGTAGTGATTGTCGTGGTTTCCGCCAAGAAAGATGGCCAGCCCGATAGCCGCTAACAAGGCCAGCAGGGAAGCAATGAAAAGGATCTTCATCACGGCTTTGGGAATGCCTCGATGCGCTCTCCCAGGATGGAGGAGTAACGCATCATCACCCTGAGCTGGTCGCGCAGCCTGTACTTTTCGTCCGGCGGCAAAGCCGCGAAGATTTCTTCACCGGTTATGAACTTGTCCAGCTTGGAAATTTTCTCATCGAGTTCCCTGCGCTCATCGACCACCCGTTGCTGGTAGGGCTGCATCATAGCTCCAGGTTATCGGCTGTTGGATCGACCACCGGGCTGGAAGGATCGTAGCTGGTGGGATAGGGATTGGGTTCATTCAGGCGCTTCAAATCCATTCCCAGCCACATGATCGACTCCTGCAACTTGGTAATTGCCAGTGCGCGTTCCCGGCTCCCAGGGAGGCTCTTTAGGTGCTGAAGCTGTTCATCGAGATTTTTCCGGAGCTGTTTGTCTTCCTTTACTTCGTCGGCGTTCATGGCTGGAATCCTGGTGGTGTTATGATGGCAGGCGCTCCGTTGGGTGTTATGACGTTATGCGGCTCTCCGTGTTCGTGCTCCATGGGAAAACGCCGCTGACTTTCGGCTTCCTCGTTAAGCACGTTGCGAAGGCGGGAAGTGATCTGCTGCATGGAATTTCCCTTGATGCCTTTCTGCCGGTTGTTGACCACATCAAGGACGGCGCAGCCGTAGCCCCGATCGGGATCAAAGCCGATGTCGATTCGGTACATGAGCTGGACAGCCATTATTTTCCTTTCCTGGCCTTGGCCATGGCCTTGAACCGGCGGGCCAGCGCGGCCCTGCGCGGAGTGCAGGTGCTTTTACTCATCGGGGTGCAGTAACCGGCGTGTTTCGGGTTCACGGCACCGGCGATCCAATTCTTTTTAGCTTTGGACATGATGAACGAGCCTTTCCAGCATTCCTTTGTTTTTGTCGAACCTCCCGATCACTCTGTTACAGCCATTACAGATGACGCCCCTGACTTTTCCGGTTTCGTGGTTGTGGTCAACGTGCGTGGCGGGGTTCACCTCGCAGATGGGGCATTGGTCGTCAGTCTTGGCCGCCAGAGCGACGAAATCCTCAAAAGTCATCCCGTAGAGCCGCCGCAAATCCCTATCACGATACCAGTCCCTGGTTCGCTTCTTGGTGGTCGGGAGTTTGTTGTAAACCCGCATGTAGGCGACTTTATCAAACATCACAGTATCCCTTGTGCTTTGGGTTGACCGCGCCTTGGATCCAGTTCTTCTTTGCCGCCATGGAAATTCTCGCTTTCTTTGTTGAGCCAGCAGAAGCCCGGGTACATTGATTGCACCTTTTGTGATTCTGTGTCAAGGGTCTCGATTGGAAAATGCACCTTTGCCTGTAAAAAGCATTTGCAGACGGCGCAGGTATTTATGGAGGCGTCATGCTTGGAATGCTTGTCCCGGACAACCTCCTGAATGGCCTGCTGGCAACCGGCGCATCCCTGCACATTGACGTTGAGGTAGCAGCGCGAGCAGATCAGCGCACGCCGGTCGGCTTCCTCCTGTGAGACGTACTTGCATCCACCGGCGATCCATCGGGCAAAGGTTTTCAGGCCGCCAGCGACATCGTTGTAGGAGAGCGACAGCGTTGGCCTTGGCCGGTTGTCGTCATCGTACCTGCACCAGCCCGGGGGAAGGCTCTGGCAAAGCTGGTTCTGCATCTGCGCTCCCAGGTCGAGCGGAATTTCCCTGTTGTTGACCTGAAGGTGACGCGCCTGGATGTCCACCCAGTCAACGTAAGTCCAGGCGTGGGCGATGAAGCCGTCCACCGGATCGACGTATCGGAAACCGTCCGGCGGGCATGGCCCCCACTCGTTAGCGAGACAGAGCTGCGTATTGCGGGATGACATTGCGTTTCTGGAGAAAGCGTTTCCACGGCGTATCCGGGCGCTCCTCGGAATGGGAATACTCGTTAGGCGAAAGATGGCATCGGGCCGCGGCCACCTGCGCGGTGACCACATCGGCGTCGGCGATGTCGGGGCTTCTTCGGGTGCGGTCTTTCATTTTCTGCTTGGTTTCCAATGAGATGACAGGGCCGCGCATCATCCACCAGCGGCGGCAGAATTCCATGGCGCTCTCAGGGTCGAGTCCCCGGATCTGCTCGTTGAGGAGGATCAGCCGGAAGAAGAACCACAGCTCTGTGACGCGGCGGTCATATTCCTGATCCGCTCTCTTAGGGTTGGTATTGGAAACCGGATTGCTACTCGGCCTTCCCCCGAACTCGACACAGAGGATTTCACGACTCCATTCCCTTTGAAAAATTGAAGCCAGGCCGCCGCCTTCTCCCGTAGAGTCGAGTCCGAAATAATATGGTGTAACGCCTTCATTCTTGCATGCCTCCTTTACCTGCCTGACAATCTGGTAATGCGCGGGGTCATCCGGCTTCACTTTTGTCTTGATAAAAAGCTTCCGGCCCAGCCTGAGTGTCATCTTACCATTGACCTTCCCGCAGTGACCGAGCCTGAGCACGCATCGGTCATCCCCTTCAAAGGCCGGATCGAGACCAGCTACGGGAAACACTTCCTGATCGAAGGAACAATCCTCAAAGCTGCTGCTTCTCATAATCATGGGCATGGTGAGGACGGTCTTGGTGATTCCTTCGGGTGCCCAGAACCCGCGCCGCATCTGCCAGAACTGCGGTGAATCGACGCCGTACACCTCGGTCGTGGTATTGATGTCGGCCTGCGTCAGAAGCCCGGGGTAATTCTTGGTCTTGTCGGTGATGTTGGGAGATTTGAGGCCATCGAGGTGGATGCATGTCCCACGGCGCGTTTCCCATTCCGTGGATTCTACATCCACGGAGTTCCAGCCAGCACGCGGCTCGGACATGCGCCCGTGCGGGTCGAGCATGTCGTCGGCGTTGCCCAGGCCGATGAACTGGAAGGATTTGGCCCCTGTTTCAAGGTTTACGCACGCTTCCACGATCGCTTCAGGCGTGTAAGGCATCTCATCCACGATGACCACCATGTTGGGAGCGTGAAACCCGATGATTTTTCCGATTGCCTTGTCGATTTCCCCTTTGTCAGTAGCCAGTCCGAAAATACCCGCATCATCATGGCCTTTTCGGTATTGGATACAGTTGCGGGACTGAACCATGTGACCGAAAAGTGGTCGCAGCCGGTGGAAATGAGATATTTCCTTCCAAACTCGTCGTCGGAGACCGTCCAGTGTAGTGGAGGTGACGATGACAACAGTGTCTTTCGGGCTGGAATAGAACCGGGCAAGGCCAAAGAGTCCGGCGGAGGTGGTTTTCCAGGAGGCGGCAGGGCCGGTGACCGTGCACCAGGGATTTTCAGCGAATGTGCGCTGCATCCACTCGCTCCAGTCGTTCCAGATGTAGGTTCCTGGGTGATATTTGTTCCAGGTGAGATCAATGGCGTTGCGCAGATGCTGATATTTGCCAAGTCCAAGAGGCGGATCATTGGCAAAGCACCAAAACTCAATCGCTTTCTGGTCGCTGGTTGGAAAGTTCAGGCCGTACATCTTCGATTACTCGTCCTTCCACCGCCCGGGCTTCCACTTCGGCGGGGTTAATGGTCGGTTTCGCGCTTCCCAGCAGGATTGCGCCCTCAATCAGTCCCTCGCCGCCCTCCTCCGCCGGAAATAGCACCTGGTGGACACCAGCGACGTCGCGCACTTTGCGGGCTACCTCCAGCGGATCTCTGTGCTCGGCAGCTTTCTTGGCTGCTTTATCGACGTACTTGGCCAGGTTCAGAGTGGAAGCGTTCTTGTGTTTCTCCAAAGCTTCCGCCAACAGGTCAGCAGCGTCCTTGCCGGTAACGCCATCGTGCCGCCGCGGCTCCTTCTTGAATGTCGCTTTCTTCCATTTGTAGCGGAACGCATACGCGGAGATCGTACCGTAAGGAACGCCGGACACCCGGGATGCCTCCCGCGTCCCGTAAACGGTAACCAGCGCCTTCAATGCACCAAGTTCCGCGTCAGGTCGCTTCGGTAACGCCATTGTGTCCTTGGGATGATGTTTACCTCCAGGGGTTCTTCCCTGCAAGAAGAATCTCTCCCCCGGGCTTCTTAATAGGAAATAATAACCCCGGGGTTCCTAGTAATTGATAATTTTTCCAGTACTGGATCGGCCTTTCACCAGTAAGAGAATCTCCAGGTAACTAGCCCCCCCGAACCCCCGGCATTCGCAGTAAATTATTCTGTGGCATAGCCGGTAACCCGCTGCCACCCTTCAGGTTAGACATCAAGGCATGCTTTAGGATCTCCTGTAAGTCACGCTTACCCCGGGGTAACTCCTTTACTTATGCTGTCTCCCGCTCTCTGGTCGGCTTGACTGGTTTGGATGCTGACTGAATGCGTACACAGCGAAGCCGCACCATTACTGATGCGGCTTGCTTATGACCTTACTGCTCTTGTGATTATTCGGCCATGACTTTCTTCATCCGGCGTGCTGCTCTTGCTGCTCGTACGGCAATGATGCGCTTCTCTCTTTCCTTCCTTCGCTCGGCGTCTGCCAAGTTCTTTTTCCCGCCGAATGCTTCATAAGCCGCATCGAGTGAACGGTAAACCGTCAGTTCTCCGCGACGTTCGGCACGTTCAACGAGCGCATGCGCAATGGTCTCGCTTCCCAATATCCCGCAGCAAAACTCCAAGTCACTGACGAGAGTCCACGGCTTGCTTTGTTGCATCATCCATCGAATAGCCGGAAGATCAACGGAGTTCCCGCCGTGAAGCGTCTTTTGTGGCAACTCTCCCGCGTACCGCTTGCCTTGGTGCGCGTAAATGGACAAGTCACCTTTTGCCGTGTCATATCCCGAATAGTAACCCACGGTTGCGGTCGGGACTAAGGCACAAAGCTCGCTCAGGTTGTCTCGGTTTGCGCCCATTGAACCGCTCGCGTCGATCAACACCGTTCCACCGGGTTTTTGTCTCACTCGGCGCGAGAAAAGCCCGTTGGCATCTCCACTGACTACCGCAGAAACGTAGCGTGTCGGGTTAATGATTACACCGTTGGGCGCGTTGCGTCGGCTGATGGTCTTTTCCTTGGCGCAAAAGACAGACTTTGGCCGGAGGTCGTGAATGTCCATTTTACCGTCGAATGCGTCACCGTGTTCCGGTGGCATCAGTATTTCGCCGCCTTCCTCGGTTTCGATTTCCTCACCTTGTTCCGGTTCGGGTTGCTCCATCAGGGCAACGAGCATCGAAATCGCTCTGGCGCGTTTACTGCGAAGCTTCGCCATTTTAACGACTTGGGCGACTCCCGAAAACATGTTGTCACCGATCGCCTTCCGTACCTTGTGGTAACCTTTCGTCCGTGCCTTAATCTCGGAAGCGTTCCCCTGCCCGTAATGATGCAACATCGCCACGGTTCGCACCGCGTTTAAGAGGTTGCCGTTGCGAAGCTGTGCCGTGTCGTCTTTCGGGTGGCGCGTGATGTGCCGCTTGTTCTTCAACAGGACTCGGACTCCATCCATGGCCGTCTTTAGGTGCGCTCGGCGGTACGGCCGAATTGAGGCAACGTCAGGAAGCGGCGAAGTTTCAATGTTTACATCGTCCACGATCTGTCCGGCGATTGCCTCGTTTTCGGTTTTGGGTTTCTTCCGGCGCGGAGTGTGCCGTGTGGCGTGCCGTGTCTCATGGCCGCGCACGGTGATTCCATACGCATCATCCGAAGCGGGTGCGCCGATCTTAACAACATTCCCGCCTCCTGTCTCTCTCTCGTACTCGGTGAAGCCGCCAATTTGCATTGCGTCGGTTCGCTCCTTCAGTACGATTTGCGCCTTTCGTAACTTTCCGTCCGGTACGCTGGCGCGTATTGCATCGCGCACCGTTCGTTTACTCGGTTTTGCTTTCAATTTAGCCGCCTTTCCTTGTTAGACCGTCAACGAATCGGAAAAAGTCCTCAACGTTGGACAGGTCAATTTCGGGTTTCGTGTCCTGTGGCATGCTGGCGCAACTGATCGAAAACGCCTTGTCCGGCATGTAATCCCAGTACCATTGGACGTTCAGACAAATAACGCAGGTGTGCGCCTTCGTGTTGTTAATGCATGAATCCTCATGCTCCCAAACAAAGCCGCAAAAGTCGCATTTGTGCTTGTGTGTTCCGGTGTTGTGTTCGTGTTCCATGATTAGTCAGCCTTCAGAGCGTTCCGTTGAGCGTCCACCATTGCCATAAGGACGGTTTTGCCTTGTCCCTCACCGAATACCAGTTCGGCGGCCAGTTCGTCGCTCAAGCCCTGCTTTCGCAGATGCTCAAAGGATAACATCCGGCGCGGCGTGATGGTCGGTGTCCAGTTGTACTCGTCCGGCTCGTTCTGCACCTTGTTTAAGATGAAAGCCGCGCTTTCGGGCGATAGCCGCCGGATAATTCCGTCGTGCGGTGTGTCGCATCGCAGAACGATGTCGAACCTATCAAGTACCGCCTCGGCCAGTTGATCGGGTGAACCGTTCATGGTCGCAATTACGCGGTAGCCTTTGGCGGGTTTGATCGCCTCGCCATTGTCCAAGTTTAGGACGCATACCGCCTCGTCGTCGAGTACGGCTTGCAAGGTCGAATCAAGTTCGCCTCCGGCTTTGTGGATTTCGTCCGTCACCAGTGGAACGCCTTTGATTGCTGCCCTTGCAGCCGGAGCGTTCGCCCAGAACGTCGAACCGTCACGGAGTAGAAACTTGCCGTAAAGGGCATCCGGAAACATGCCCTGTGTTAAGGTGATGCGCTCGCTTTCCGGTGAGAGTGAGAGCGCGTAAGTAGTTTTGCCGCTTCCGGGTTTGCCATAGAGCAACTGTCGGCGCGGCGGGTTCGGGAGAGCATTCACGATGGAAAGCACCCTCGGCCAATCCTGAATTGAAACTTTCTCAGTTCCGATGGTTTTTGTCATATAGAGTTAGAACACTGCGAAGCCGTTCCGTTCAATCAAAAGGTGAAGAAAGTTTAGCCGGTGGCATCATATCTAAGACTCCCCCCTATAGTCCCCCCAAAGCAACGGTTTTTTCGGGCTTTCGGGACGGGTTGGCATGCTTTACGCTCTTATGACAAGGTGACACATGACAACAAGACGCAAGAGCGACAAAGCGATACGCGACTACATGGCGCGGCTCGGATCGCAGAAAAAGCGCATGTCTCCGGCTGCCATCGAGCAACGACGCGCCGCCGGGGCTAGGAGCGGTGCCGCCCGCCGCGCCGCCGCGACGACGCGCCCCCCCAGCCCGCCCGCGACCCGGACTAGCACAACTCGACCTTTGGAAGATCACGCCCATGAAGCCTGACGGCACAGCACAACTTGACTTTTTTCCATGATCTACGAAGCTACTTGGTATTATGACAACAACATCGACAGCAATCAAGGACTTTCTAAGGAAAGCCGGTAGCAAAGGCGGGAAGAAATCCGCCCAACATCCAGAGAGAAAACGGCTCAATCGTGAAGCGGCAATTTCACGGTGGCGAGGCCACATGCCAGCACCAAAAGAAATCCCGAAATAGTTACTTGCCAAGCTGCTTGGAATGGCTATAATAGCAGCAAGATGAAACACCGAAACTCAATAAGAATCAGACTTCCCCCCTCAACCTCCTACGAGGAACGATGCGCGGCCAGAGAGCGAGCCAAGTACCGAATCGTGGAAGAAATCGACGGGAAGTTTAACGTCTTTCTCAGCAACACCGACCCTGACGACCTTGTGTTTGGCAGGGCATTCCCACTGGCGACATTCAACACTCACGACGAGGCAGTCGCGTTTACCACAACATGAAACGACCACCCGTTGAGTCCATCGCAGACTTCAAGCACCGCATCGCGCTAATCATGCGCAACAGGGAAGGTGGCAAGGTGTACTCCATCATTGGAGCAGCGCGGCCAGACCCCTGCGTCATTCGACCGAAACAATCTCTTGACAAATGCCAAGCAGCATGGCATAATGAAGCATGACCAAGAAACACTTTATCGAACTGGCCGATACCATACGGTACCAGAACGAGCGCAGAAGGAAGGCCAGTCTGCCGCTGATGTTCGACATTGCGACTATTGAGGCACTGGCTGATTTCTGCCAGTCTCAGAACCCGCATTTCAACCGCTCCCGCTGGCTCGGCTACATCGCCGGAACAAACGGCAGTAACGGGGGAGCAATCAAGCCAAGCACCACCAGCACAACCAAAGATTTGGACGAGATCATCGAACAAACATGAACACACTAACACCTAACAGGATTTTACAGCAAGGCGACGAGTACCGAGACAACGGGAAATGGAAACTAATTCCCAATCGGGACTTTGGATTGCAGATTCAATTCACCGACTACAAAGAGGTACGACGACCGAACGAAACTTTACGGGAGACGCCAGATACGGCCAAAGATGCGCCGACTGAAGCACCCAAGCGGGTAGCGTCTCCCACCCCAATCTCGCCGGACAGGTCACAATCCCCTGCGAAGGCAGAGAGTGACAAATCTCCCGTAGCTAGTCACTCGGCTACGGGAGACGCCTCTTACCTTCCCACAGTGGTAAGCAAAAAGGCGCACGGCAGCGTAAAGGTCGTTGACCCCACTGATAACAGAGGCACAAAAGACATGCCAGTGATTATCACGAAGATTTACCACCCACAGGCTGATGTTACATGGCATTCGTCCGAGCCGCCCACCCGGTGGATTGGGCGCAATGGCACGTTCAGCAGTGTTGGACTGAAGCTTATCAGGAATAAGTCCGGCACGATCACCATCAAACCAGTGGGCAAGCGGGGATTGGCCAAGAACGCGGAGATTGAGTTTCCGATCAATGCCATCCCGCAGATCATTCACTTTCTAACAGACAACAAAACACCGACAACATGACAATGAACGCAAAACGAATTGCAGTACAACCCGACCACGACGAGGAATGCGAAGCAGCACTCCACGCAGAGCTAAGATCGCTCCGCGCCCACAAGCTGCGGCTCGACCGCGAGCTGCCGCTGATGCGCAAAGAGAATCAACGGCTGACAGGATTCCTACAGGATGCTGCGGCCTACGTTCGCGTCATGGATGGCACAGAGGATAACCAGACCCTGGCGACCCTGGTGCACGACATCAACGGACTGGCCAATGACGAACCCTGCTTTCTGCCCCGGGTCAGCGGTTACGCGAAAGCAGAAGCACAACAACAACTCAAACGATGAAGACAAACGAATTTCAGGATTTACCCCGGAGTTATTGGGAGACACTCGATACTCTGGTGGATGGCGGCTGGGAACCACTCATTAACTGGCTCAAAGCCGAGGGAAGATGGCATGTCAATCTCAGCCACCACACCGCACCCGTTCCAGTGGTGTACGTTGACTTGGATTCCGGCACTCAGCACTACAATCCGCACCGCTACCGTAAGCACGGCTACGGAGCAACACTGGCCGAAGCACTGGACGAGGCATTCAAACAAGTCCTGCACCTGATTGAACCCGCACCGCCGCAAACACCAACGATATGAACATCGACAAAGTAGAGCAATTCGTCGCCGCAGGACAGCGAGCGCAGAACGCCGCAGATGAAATCATCAAGCGGCACTCCCGCGTCATTAACCGGGAATACGTCAAGCGGTGGGCATTGGACTACGCTCGCACCAAACGCTCTCACCCTTTCAGCCGCGTCTCGGAGCAGTTTCTGAATATGATCGAATGCGACACCAAAGCTGCCATCCGTAGCAGGATTGACCGGCATCCCTCCAAGGGAAAAACTTTAATGTAACCCCCCTTGACAAATACGAAGCAGGTTGGTAATTTGCACAACTTCAAACCTATGGATAGTAACACCGATACAGATCACACAGAGCAGCTAACCACTTTGGAGAACATCGCAATCTCAGAGAAATTGCCGATGCCTCTTAACCCGTCAGAAATGCCATGTCCGAAATGCGGCAAGGTATTTGGGAGCAAGAACGCGCTCCATATGCACGACATGAGAGTCCACTCCAAGAAACTTGGGGATGGATTCCGATGGAAGGGCAAGGGCGTAGCCGTTCCGGTACTAACCCGCGAACAACGACTGGCGAATCGGAGAGCATACAACCGCAAATGGCGCATGGAGCGCGGCATGAAGCCACGACCATCGTCCTACAGGGGCGGCAACAAGGGCATGAAGCTTTCCAAGTGGACGCCCGAAAGACGCCGGAAATTCATCGCCACCATGAAGGCGAAGAACCAGAGCAACAAGCCTATCGAGCTGAAGCCGAAGGCAGTTACCCCGGTGCTGCAATCGGTCAACTTCTGTCCACGCTGCGGCTGCAACGTCGAAGTGGTGCGCAAAGCAATCGAGTTTGCCGATCGAGTATGAAACAGACATTCATGGCCGCGAGAGGCAAGCCGCGTCGGGTGGATTTCGGACTTCACAAGCAGGACTTTGAGGCCGCGCTGTTGGGGTCACTTGGACAATCCACACTCTCCATTGCAGTAAGCACTCAACTCTCAAGAGGGCAGGTCACCTACAGGCTTCGCAAGGCCGGAGTACGCCTTGGCGACTACCGCAGTGGCCAAAGCACCATTGCCAGACTGGTGATGCGCAACATGCGTCCAGTTTTGGAACGGGAGCTGCACGATCACTTGAGGAAACTCTGATGTTCAACAACCTGACCAAACGAGAATTGACGGCAGTCCGTAGCTCGGTGCGCAACTCCATCGAGTTATACAAGGGCTACGTCAAGCTGCGTCCCGAATCGCCAGTCATGGCACGAAAACAGGGACAGAAGCGTCAACGTCTGATCGACCTGACGTCTGCCCTTGAGAAACTCAGCGACAAACATTTTTTATGAGCAAAAACACACACTGCGATGCAGGGCCACCTTCACCGACCGCGATCAGGCTGGCGCACAGGCTGGCCGAGAAATTCCTTGAGAAAGGCCAAGCACTGGTAATCAAGCCGGATGGTTCGATTACCACGGTAACCCCGGAGAACGGAACAGAACTTTCAGTTGGAAGAACTGAACCGGTTCGTGGATGGCTACATCGAAGTCATACGACCACCCGGCATCCCCGGTGTAATCATGGTTATCAATGAGGAAGGGAAACTCAAAGATCTGAAATTCAACGCCGTGGCCACCGTGATATGGCAGGTGGACGCAATCGTGGGCAATGCCCTTTTGTGCCACAGCGACCAGGTGAAATGAAGTCGCTTTGTCTTTTGATGGCACTGGCGACAATCACCTTTGGCCAAACACTTGCTCCGGAGATTCCCTACATCGAACCGCCGTGGCTACAGGTCAACGCCATTCAGCATAAGCGAGCCGACCTGAAGCCGGAGAGCGTCAACATCATCACCAGCGCAAAGCCGACCGTGAAACAGATCGACTTCAACCACTGGCAAATCACTTTCAGCAGCAGATTCTAATGAAGATCAACAAAACGAAATGTCCCACCTGTCCATGGCGGGAGAACAGTCCCTATGCCTATCTGCGGGAAGAATTGACTCTGAGCGCGTTGAGTCGCACTTCCCGCATCTGTCATTGCACCGGAAGCAACGCCATTAACGCCGACACTGGCAAGCCAGAGTCAATCTGCCGTGGGGCGCGTGACGAGCAGCTACAATTCTTTGCGGCCACAGGATTCCTTCCGGAAGCAACCGACGAGGCGTGGATTGCCAAGTGCAAAAAGTTGAAAATAAAGCCTGATAATAATTGACAATACGAACCAGCTTCGTATCTTAGCAGCGATGAACGATAAAAGCATAACTATCACCGAAGCGTTGGCCGAAATTAAGACTATCGGCAAGCGCGTTGAAACCAAACAGTCTCAGCTACAGGCTTACCTGTACCGTGATTCCCGAATGAGAGACCCGATGGAGAAGGAAGGCGGAAGCGCGGAGTACATCAAGCGCGAGCGACAGGCCGTGACCGACCTGCAAAAGCGCGTGGTCGAACTGCGGCTGGCCATCCAGAAATCCAACATGGCCACTAAGCTGGCCATGAACGGCACTGAAATGACCGTTTACGAGTGGCTGATCTGGCGGCGTGAAGTCGCCCCGGGCATCCAGAACCACCTGATGCAGCTATGGTCTGGCTTGCAGACCGCCCGTCGCTCCGCTCAACAGCGCGGCGTGAACGTGGTCGCTGCGGCGGCTGCTGTGCAGGGAAGTAACGACGTCCAGGAGCTGATCGTGAACGTCAACGAGCAGGAGCTGGCCGAGCAGCGCGAGAACATCGAGAAGATGCTCGGTGATCTGGACGGTCGCCTGTCCCTGATTAACGCCACCACCACAATCTAACAACAATTTGCCTTCGATAGCGAAACAAAAGGAAACGCATACAACAAAGCAAGGATTCGTCCTTTAAGACGACCCACCCTGCAATGGTGTTGAAACCAAAAAACCACTCAAAGCTTAAAGCGTGAAAGGTCAGAAGCTGAAACTAATCAACGCTCACCGATGAAACTACAAAAGCTGGATAAAATCCGTGGTAACAACCCTCCCGAGCGGAGACGTTCGGAAACGCGCCGTGTGTGGCGCACTTTTGGGTTCATGGCTGCGATTTGGAGGCAACCCTTTTTAACAAAACTATGAGAACCAAATACCAACTATGGAAAGTAAGTAACGGCTGGCTGCTTGTGCCGGAAGGCAAGGATGGCCAGATCGTTTCTGCCGACGCGCCACAGTGCGTCGTGTTCAGAACACTGAAAGAATTTGCGGATTACAAACCCAAGAGGGAACGCAAAAGCAGAGCGGCGGTCAAAACACCGTCACCAGAAGAACCCCAACACACGAAAGACTAAACACAATGCCAATCTCAATTAACGTCAATATCGAAAAAGTAGATAAGGAACGTTTCTTCAAAGGGAAGAAAGGCCGCTACATGGACTTGGTGCTTTTTGAAACCCCGGACTCCGAGTACGGAGACTACATGGTCAAACAGCGCGGAGACAAAGGCGAGAAGATGCCGATTCTTGGGAATGGCAAGTACTTCAAGCCGAAAGATGGAACGGCAGGAGCAAAGAAAGGAAAACCTGATGAATCCGAATCCGGCAGCGGCGGAGACCCTTGGTAACATAACACCCTGCCCTTACTGCGGCTGTCCTGACGAGTTTGACCACACCGAGGAATGCCCTGTGCTTCCCGAAGTGGTGGCATTGCAGCGGCGGGTTAAGGCTTTGGAACAAAATCAGGCCATACTGACCACGGCACTACAGGGCACTGTTACCCAATGCATGGAGCTGGCCAAGCTGATAGCTGATATTGGCCGAGTCATGCAGGGACTTAAACCCGCATGAAATACCGACTGCTAAAATCCACCAAAGCCAGCGGATTCGTCCTTTGGGTAGTCCAGAAAAAAGTCTTGTGGTGGTGGGATTACGTCGATTCCTACATGGACGAACAGAAGGCGTTGCTTGTCTTGGACAAACTCCGTGAAGGAACACCCGAAGAAACCAGAGAAGTAATCAACGCATGAAACTAACAGGCAACTATAAACACGGCCATGGTCGCGGGAGTCGAGCCTATTACTGCTGGCGTAACATGCTCAATCGCTGCCAGAATCCCAAGGTTAAATCCTTCAAGGATTACGGAGCGAAGGGCATCACGGTTTGTAGCCGGTGGTGGGACTTCAGGAATTTCCTTGCTGACATGGGGGAACCACCCCCGGGCATGACCATTGATCGCATCGAGAATCACAAGGGCTACTTCAAAGGAAATTGCCGTTGGGCTACCAGACTTCAACAACTTCAAAACAAATCCAATAAAATCACCTTCCGTGGCAGGACGCAGACTCTCAGAGCGTGGGCAAAGGAATTAGGGATAAAGGAAACCACGATCTGGATGCGCTTGAATGCCTACGGTTGGCCAATAGAAAGGGCTTTCCAGTGCGCTTAACAAACCGATTCAACCTGCCGGAACCCTTTGTTGCTGCTGTCAGCAGTGACGACTACGAGCGCGGCGGTGCCGAATACACGGCCACCGAGCTGATTAAGCCGAGCCGCATTGTAGCCTACTCCCGTAAATACGACGACATTATGACAGAGGATGCCTCTGAGCGCGTGTGGCGTTTCCAAGGCCAGACCAAACATGTTGTTCTTGAGCGCATCGCCAAGACCAACCCTGTCCGTTACCTGGTGGAGCAACGCTTTGAAACCACCATGCCCGGGACTGGCGCGAAGATCAGCGGCAAGATCGACCTGTTCGACAAGCAGATGGACTGCCGCACCCTTTACGACTGGAAGGAAACCTCTGTATGGAAATTTATGATGGGCGACACCGAGGAATGGGAGCAACAGGCCAACATCAACCTTTATCTAATGCGGGTAAACGGCTTCAATGTCGAGAAACTTATCAACATCGCAATCCTAAAAGACTGGAAAGCGCGTGAAGCGCGTTTCAGCCGAAAGCCTGACTATCCAAAGTGTGCGGTTCATGTCATGCCGCTTCCTATGTGGAGTATCGGACAGGCTCAGGATTACATCAACAAGCGGGTGGAGAAACACCGCGCAGAGGCGGCTAACCCTCCGGTGTGCAACAAAAAGGAACGCTGGCAGCGGGACGCAAGTTTCGCTGTCATGCGCACCGACCGGAAGAGGGCCATCAAGCTGTGCATGAGCCGCGATCAGGCCGAGGCTGTCATGATGCATGGAATGAAGATAGCTCCCCCGGGGGACTCCAAGAAATTTTACATCGAGGAACGCGCAGCCGAGCCTGTTCGCTGTCTCGATTTCTGTGCAGTGCAGCTACAATGCGACTTTGGCGTGGATGCCGAAACGAAATGGAAGGCCAAGCATGCGACGACTGAAACTGAGAGTTAAACTCCTGTGGCATTGCCTGATTCACTTGCACAGGCCAGCCTACGATAGCACCCATCCCGATAGCTCGTTCTGTTGGGACTGCGATTACATGCCATGAACACACACACAGCATATTCAGGAAAGCGAGACCCGATCAACTGTCCGGCCAATCAACCAGACCCGAGGAAGTCACTACAAAGATTAAAAAGTGCGGTTGGGTCATGCACCTGCCTAACAAAAACACCCGAAGTGAAGTTTCATTCACCGGACTGCCAATACCGCAAGATAATGGAGCAGCCAGCTACGGACAAGCAGTGGACGCCTGTTTATGGCAGCATTGATTGTGGGAATGGTAAGCCGTTTTTGTCTTGCGGCACCTACGATAACGCAAAATCAATATGTGACGCTCACAACGCAGAGCGGGACGCGCACAGGACTGTTCGGCATGAATATCAGCACGTTCTTGTGTTTACGCGCCAGCAACTCGCCGCCGAGCAGGAGAAGGTGAAGAACCTTCACAGGATTCTCGGAAAGAAACGCACCGAGATAAGGGACTTGAAAGAGCAGCTTGCTACCGTCAGGGAGCTACGGGAAGACGATCTGAGAACAATTATGCAGCTTCGTGAACGAGTGGAGCAGCCGGAGGAAAAATGATCGACCCAAAGGAAGTGAAAGGATTACAGTGTCACTGGAAAGCGGGAGACAAAATAAAAGTCCCGGGGATTGAAGGTTATGCGACCATTCTCAGGGTTACCGACAGCTCATTGATCGACGTTCTGTATTACGACAGGGTTCTCACAGATCAGGAAAAGCGGTGCATGGAACAGTATCTCAGGGAGAAAATGAAATGATCGAAGACGAAGAAATAAGAGACATCGAAAAAAAAATGCAGGAGTGCATCGCCCGCATGAAAACGCTCGCTCCACTGGTGGGTGTGGCGAGGCAGGTCAAGGAATTTAGCGGTGACCAGCGCAAGAACGCTCTGGCTGCCGAGCAGATCAAATACATCACTCGCGGGGAATCGGTGGCCGCATCAGAAACGCTGGCACGTTCCAATCCCGCCTACCTTGAAGTCTTCAAGTCATTGGAAAAGAACTATGCCGATGCCTGTGGCACCATTGCCGAGTGGGAATCTACCTTTGCCCGTTATGAGGCTTGCCGTAGCATGCTGGCCATGGCGAGGGAAACTCTCGGGCTATGAGTGATGCGTGGGCAACCGTCGGAGCATTTTTCAACGGGCTGGCGAAGTCCCGGTTCATCCGGTGGACAGGCCGCACCACTAAAAGCGAGCGTGTTGATCGCCACACCGGGATGAACCGGATCTGGTTGAAGATCAAATGACCGCTTGACAACCCCGGAGTTGCGTCGCTTAATCAGAGGCGATGAAAACTACATCGCAGAAAAACGCCTTCGGCGGTGGCTACGGAATCAATCGCGGCCTCAAGGGTAGCTCCCATCTGACCACTGCACTTCCTCCGCATGCCAACGTGCGGGTTTCCCCGGGTCTCCACAAGATAACTCCCGGCAGTCCCAAATCCGGCCATGCCAGAGTCACGGCCAAGCGCAACGCCTGATGGCCAAGAAAAAGAAAAAGAGGAAGGGCGGTAAACCGCCCATGCCCTACTGACATGCCGCTCAAACAAGGGAAATCCGAGAAGGTGGTGGGTGAGAACATCCGTGAGTTTCATTCCGGAAAAACGTATCAGCGCACGTTGAAGAAATTCGGTCGCAGCGCAGCCAACAAGCAAGCCATCGCAGTGGCTTTGTCGATTCGGCGCAAGGGTAGATAAGAAAGCGGCGCAGGCACACCGATGAGCCTACGCCGCCATTTCTTCTCACTTCAACCTCGTTGTCCGGAAGCTAAAATCAAAATTTTCTGCCGCAAGCATCTTTTTTCTTGCGCACCATCCGCGCAGTGGCGAAGATGCGATTCATGCGAGTAGGAATTCACCAGTCTCCCAGTGGGTGCTCTGTGTGTATCTTCGGCATCACGCTGAAACTACTCGCAAAGCACGGAGCATCCACTGGGGGGCTGGCCAATGTCGTCTGACCAGCAGCGGCAAACACTTCACCGGGAGGGTTGCCTATGACTGTCTCGATGGTGAAACGCTGTCACCAGACAGAAACCCATCCGATCACGTTCGATGAAATCTGGTTAGCCATTAGATCCGGCGACCACGGCCTCAAGGAAAAGATCACTCAGATCCGGAATCGCTACGAGGTAGAGAAAGACATCACCGGAGATGTAGCAAAGGCCAAGAAAGCCATTGCTGACCTCAAGCTGGAACTGCCGGGCTTCCTGCCCAGTGGGACGTTTTCAAAGCGGGAGAGCGGCAGCCTGGTTGAATACTCCGGTGTTCTGTGCGCCGACATGGACTCACTGGGAGATCGGCTGGCCGAGATCCGGGCGCTTTTCAAGACGATGCCGTTCGTGCGAGCGATCGCGCTGTCGCCATCTGGTGATGGGCTGAAGGTTTTCTTCAACGTCATCAAAGATCCTCTCCGGCATGAGGATTCCTTCCGGTCGATCCGGGACAACGTTCGGGACTTGGGCATCGAGATTGACGAGAAATGCAAAGATCCGTGCCGCATCTGCTTTTTCACCTACGATCCCGACTTATGGCTGCGGGAGGACGGAAACGAGATCCTTCCACCCGCCGACCCGTTGCCCCGGGGTAAGACATTGCCTGTCCCACCCCCGACGTCAGCCGACGTCAGCTCCGCGTTGTCTCGGGAGCAGATTGCATTCAGGCTGCTGGGCGAGCTGCGGCCTGCTCCGGAGAAGGGCGGATACTTCGTGGATTGCCCCGGGGTAACTTTTCACACCAACAAGAGCGGGGAAAAGCACACCATTTTATACTTGGATTCCGTCCCAACTCTGTCGTGCCAGCATGCCTCTTGTTCCCATGTTGTTGAGTCCTTCAACAAGGTGCTCCGATCCGAGATCGGGAAGGCCGAATTCAAGCCCGGGGTTAATCGTCCGTCCCCGAATGGAAGGAACGGAGAGGAGGCGGTGCCGGAAGTTCCATGGATCGAGATTCTGACCAAGGGAGCTGTCACCGCGACAGAGCTGAGTGGCCTGAACATCGTCCCGCGCAAGAAACTGCTCGGGGAATGGTTCTGCGAAGCCGACCTGGGGTTCTTTTTCGGGCCGCGGGGAGCAGGCAAGACCTGGTTCACGCTCGGGTTCATCGGTGCCGTCACCACAGCAGGGTCGTTCGGAGACTGGAAAGCGCCCGAGGCAGTCAAGGTGCTCTACGTCGATGGCGAAATGCCGCCTGATTCGATGAAGGCGCGGTGCGAAGGGCTGCGAACGGTCAATGATAACCTGACCATCATCAATCACTCCATCCTGTTCGACCGCACCGACAAAACCATGAACGTCACAAACCCGCTGATTCAGGATGCGCTGACGACCTACTGTCTGAACAACGCCATGCGGGTGCTGGTTCTGGACAACCTTTCCACGCTCGGCGTGGGCATGAAGGAAAACGACGCCGACTCATGGGAGCTGGTCAATGCGTGGCTGCTGAACCTTCGCAAGCGCGGGATCTCGGTGGTCATAATCCACCACTCCGGGCGAAGCGGCCAGATGCGCGGCACTTCGCGGCGCGAGGACAATGTGTTCTGGATCGTCTCCATTGATGACATCAGGAAAGACTCGGACGAGAGCGGGGCGCAGTTCACCACCAGATTCACGAAGCAGAGCCGCAACACGCCGGACGAGATTCCCGATTACGAATGGCATTTTGAGCCGGACAAGCTGA